AACGAGAGTAACGAGAGTAACGAGAGTAACGAGAGTAACGAGAGTAACGAGAGTAACGAGAGTAACGAGAGTAACGAGAGTAACGAGAGTACATAATTGAAAATAAAATAGAAATTACAAAAAGTTTTTGAAAATCCAAAATAAAATCAATTATGTACTCTTGTTACTCTTCCTAATAATTCATGAGAACTTACACTGCGTCTCCATATTATTTACAATATATGATGAAGGTGTTATAGCATATTATTTATGATGGTAGCCAATTCAACAAATCTTTTCATATGTTCTCCATCGTTGATGTATTGAAGCCATTTTTCATGTGAATCAAAATCGCTAAGATCTATAGTAGCATATTTATGGTTGCCTGAGTAATATGGTGGTAAATAATTTTTTAACAATTTTCCATAACCAAACAAGTTTTGTATCTTTGCATTCAAAAAATCAGTGTGCTCATGTATACCGTTAGGAATAGTAGCAGACATATTTAATGGTATGCAACATATAGTCTTAATATCAAAGTCCAGATATACCCCCATAGTATACTGAAACCTGCGGTATATAATAATATCACAAAAGTCATGCCCTTGATTATTTACTACAGCATGTTTGATAAAAAGTCTGCTATCATAGGATGGTTTAACATAGTCAAGATCCAATTGTCCTGCTTCAGGATAAATAAAATGAATTATTTTCATTAAAGCATCAATATCTTTTTGTTCTATCACCTTGTCTCTCAAAATCACATGGTGTAATTTATTTAGCTTAGAATAAGATGCATTTCTATTATGTAATAATGTTTGAAAATTGCTTACTAGAGTTCTTGCAAATTCATTGTACAATGCAGGTGCATAATAACAATCTGTTCTTATAGTCTTATTATGTTCGTTTTTTGTATGTATTCTAAACATAAGTTGCAATTTTGCAAGTAAGTAGTCAGGATCATCAAAATTTTCCTGTGTTATAGTATCATAATTATCTTTACATTTTTCTGGATTGTCCTCGCCTTCTCCGTTGAGAATATGTGTTCTGAAGTACTGCCTATCTTTATCTAATAAAGTACTTACATCCGCATTTTTGACAGCACCATTGGTTTTGGCAACAGATCTACTTTGTATTTCCTGCATTAGAGCAGTGAAGCCCTTTTCAAGAAGATCTGCAAGTATCCTTTCTATTCTTGACTTTTTGCTGTACTTTTTGCTATCAGACCAATAAATATATGATGCTTTCGCATCTCTTGGTACTTTTATAGTCTTGTTTATTTTCTTACCATTATTGTCAAATACAGGCACAACTAAATCAACAAAAGCTGGTGCTTTCGGTTGAGTTCCTGAAGGATTTTCTTCCCAACTGTCTAAAGCTTTTACATAATTTATTTTAGCTTCTTCATACTGCTGTTTCATATCATCATATTCCCTATATTTAGCTAAGTACTCCTCGTGTGTCTCAAACACATTTTCCTTGATATCTAAATCATATGGTTTGTTTATTTCGTTATACCCAAGTTGTTTTAGTATTGTTTTGATAGGATCTGGTAATAAACTAAGTCCATTATTTTTTTTTATATTAAATGGTGAATGTTTTCTATCATATTCGTAATTGTATATATGGAATATTTCTACAAATAATTCAGACAAATTTTTAGGCATAGTATAATTGATACCATCACCATCTGTGAAAAATTTGACTTTGCAAACATCATATATATTCTTTAATAATTCATATTTCTCCTTTAATTTCTTTTGATATAATGTCATTTGATTTAAATCAGCATTGCCTACTTTCATTTTGAGTGCATGCAATTTTGCCTGTATAGATGCAACTGATAATGGACTTTTCATATGTTTTTTATTATTTACATCTATTGTTGTGTTAAATGCAGTATATACTAAATTAAAGCTTGCCTTCAAATCATATTCACTTATTATGTAATCACTAACATATAATGAATCAAAAATGGTCTCAATTCTTTTTTTATATTGTTCTAACTTATTGTTTTTGAAATGATGCAAAATAAAATACACATGATTTATATAGTGAAACCAGTTTGCTACAAACTCTTCGACCAATTTATATAATATAAATATTTCATATTTATTCATGCTAAGCATGCTTAGCATGCTATGATTTGTGGTAAATATCTTTTCAAAATCTTTCATAAACATATCCACTGCTTTGGGGTCATACATATCATCGTATTCATCATATTTGACATGTATCCATCGATTCATAATTAAAGATGTTCTAACAGTCATCTTTATATCTTTGGGAAGTTTCTCTATATCATCTTCATTTAGTGAATGGATTTTGTTCTTTTCTGTTTTAATACCATAATAATATCTGTTAAATAATATATCAAGTTTTTTGTTGAATAATAAATGATTACTAGGTAATTTCTTTCTCAATGTATAATAGTCTGTTATACCTTGGCTTCCAAAGAATTCCATTGCCTCCTTGTAATTTTGTGAATATTCTGATTCCTCATCTATATCAGGGAACACATTCATAGATTTGCAGGAAGATATCCAATCTGTAACTTTTTTTTCGAGTTTATCTGGCCTGGCATCAAATGAATATTTGTCGCATTGTTTCAACAATTGATTATAACTATTGACAGTGACATATCTGGATGTTAAAGGATTGTAGATTTTTACACTACCAGTGTCATCTGTTTTTTTTAATTTATCAACATTTCCTTTATATCGATTCTTATCAAAGGTGTCCTTATGTTTTATAAGCTTCTCGCAATCTTCTTGACTTAATAGCTTGGTTTTTGATGACATATACACCTTATAACCCTATAATATACATATAAAATTACTGATATACATACATATATGCATGAGATAAAGTTTCGATATTTCTCTGATATACATACAGAATGCTATGAAAATAATCTTAAGAAACTATCGAGGTATCAAGAGAAAAAGAAAAGTATAAGGGAGAAAATATAAAGAAGGATTTCAATAAGGTATTTACTGTTTATTTAGAATCATAGCTTGCGAAGCATAATTTGCCCTCCAGTTCCAATGACTTCTATTTTGTTTGCATAAATAGAAAGAAATGCATCAATGGCTGGTCGTGGAACATCTAGATTGAGCTTTCCATCAACCATGTGCGCTCCCCAATGATAATCATCGAAAATTAGGATACCATTATGTTTAAGCAATGGAAATGCTAGTACAGCATCTTCAAGCACTGCTGCAGCATGATGGTCACCATCAATATAAATGAAATCATAGTACTCTTTCTTATCATTCAACTCTTTAAGAACATCTTGGCTTTTATTTCTTTTTATGATGACCTTGTCTTCAAAATATGATGTATTATGACAAAACGTTTCATATAGAGTTGGTATCATATCTTGGTATATGGCCTCTGTATGATGCTCTATAGAACCTTCAAACGTATCAACACAAGTAATAGTTGATTATTGATGTGTCAAGATGTTCTCTAATAACCATACAGTACTCCTCCCTTGGAAACATCCAATCTCCAGAAAATTGATGTTGGGCTGATCTTTGTATTTTTCCAATTCTCTATACCATGTAGGAGCATTTGTACTGGTCCAATCAACAGAAAACTTGTAATTATTTGACATATAATTATATTATACGTATAGTCTTATATCTCTACTGTATATGTCTCAAATTATCATAGTATGTATCTGAGAAATAGAAGAGCATATAGAACCACGGATCAATTGGTGAGTTAAGAGGTCTGATGAGCTTGACTAAATCAGGATGAATGAGACAAATACAGTTAATTAAACTTTGATCCTTTCCTGCAAACAAGTCTAGCTCCATAAATCTATCAAGCATTTTGTAGTAGGTATCATACCATGTATCCACCATATCTTTGTGGCACATTATGACACCTGCACCTGTATTATTCTTGTATCTGAAAACCTCACAAGCATCTTTGACACACAGCTTTTCATCATTTGAATATGGGAGGAGGTTTAGTAAGTACACTTTATTTTTTTCATAGATACTTAACATCTTTTGTGAAGGAAAAGTATTTATGAACTGTAGATAATATTCTTCGCGTACCATCCCAATATCAGCCCAGCAATAATATTCTGTATTAAAAGGGTTTAAGTCTTTTGCACGTTTGATGAAGGCAGTCTTCTCATTCCAGATGATATATAATGCAGGATCGTGATATCGTTCGTGGTCTCTTTTGTAATCATTATTCCAATAATCCATATGTTGGCTACAATAAAGTTCTTCAAATGGAAGAATAATTATTTTGGTCTTGTCTTCCAGATTAGGTCTTAGAGATTTGATTTTGTTGGCACTTTCTTCGTCTCCAGTGTATATAACCATGTAGCAAGGGATACTCAAGAAGTTCTTCATCCATTTGTAATAATTGTCAGAAGGATGCTTCTTCTTCTTGAACTCATAGTATGCTGTAACCACTGTGGCAGTGTCTTGCTTGAACTGCATATTTATGAATTATGATATTCAGATATTATTTATATAATAAAATAGAAAAAATAATATTTGTGATTTTACACTACAGGTTCTGTTTCCTTGCTCTTGTTCCAGAGAGCTGCTGCCATAGACATAATCTCCTTGTTGGACTTCTCAGGCTGCTCTGCCTTGAGCCTCATCATTTCATTCTTTACAAAGATGTTGTACTTGCTGGGCTCGCGCTTTTCACCACTACTTTTACTTTTCTTTGATGATGCCTTGTATGATGAGACCAATAGCTTCTTCAAATCATCCAAAGAATAATCTTGACTGACATCTACTGCAGCGTTGAATGCATCCATAACCTTCTTAACAGAAATGGCCTTGACAGTCTTGGTGGCAATTGTTTCATCTGTCATATCCATTATTTGAGAGTTTTACATATATATTATGTATAGTTTTTATATGGTTTTAGGATGATTGTTTAAGAACATTTATAAGAACAACCTACAAATGCCATCCTGTATGTATGATCCATGTTTGAACCATAGTAATTAACATTTGTGATAGTTCCATCTAATTTAATATATTTCATTTCATATTCATAATCATATACAATATTACCATTTTCATCTCTTTGATATACATATACAGGGTCTCCATTATCATCAATTACATTAGATGTCATAAGCTTTGAATCTACATAATATTCTTCTTGCTTTATAACCTGTAAAGGTATGAACTGAGGATTAAAATCACAATCTGTTGTGATTTTGGCAACTGTATAATTATGTAATAAATCATTATCTTGTTTCATTCCAATACCTGGAATTGGGCTTGATGTAATATAGTCACCATTTTCTAACAAGCCATTATAATCAGACACCCATATTGAACCTTCACCACAGCCATTGACAATAAGACGGTTGTCACCCAATTCTTTTTCATATACTGATACAAAAATACCTGTGTTATATTCCCTACTACCACCATCATTTTCTTCAAACTTATTTGATATAACTCCAAATACTGATTTGTCATTGGCTTTATTAGTTAAGCTGACAAAAGGTAAGGCATTATTAATTTCAAGATTTTGTTTTATATTATTTGTATGATATTTACTATTAATGTTTTTATATTTGCCATCAGATTTTACAATATATCCTACATAAGTATTTTCATACAATAATTTTTCAGACTTTACTTTGTGTTGTCCTGTAAAATTTAAAAGTCTATCATCATATGAGGTTGATATATATCCTTTAACTGTATTATTATAACTAAAACCTAAGTGTTTGGTGCTTCTCACAAACATAGCCCACCAATCTGATGTTGATCCGTGATAAACATAATATGAATCAGTTACTCCAATATATCCACTTATTTTCGTGTTAGCAATTGATGCACCACTAGCACCTGGATCACCTTTATCACCTTTATCACCTTTAGCACCTACATCACCTTTAGCACCTACGTCACCTTTATCACCTTTAAGACCTTGAGCACCTGTAGCACCTGTATCACCTTTAGGACCTTGAATACTTACAGCAGAACCGTTCAAAGTATATCCAGAACAGTTTATAGACCCTTTTACATCAAGAGTATAAACTGGAATAGTACTTCCGATACCTACATTACCACTATTAAGAATAACAAGTTTATCATTAGCATTATTTGCACCTGCAGTTGCATCCCATGTATTATTAAACCGAATATCATTATTATTACCATACCTGTAAATAGACCAACCAGTCAAAGTAGCACTAGTTCCAACACCAAGAGAATATACAACTTTATTTGTAGCTGATGTACCAAATATTTGATTGACTATTGTAGAATGATTATTTGCTGTTGCATCTGAGTTATAGACATATAATGATGCATTAGATACTATGCCAGATGTAACAGAAGGAACAGATGCTATATTGTTATTTATGGTTGTTGCACCAGTATTTGTAACTACAAACTTATTCAGAGGTGTTGAACTTCCATCTATAATTCTAAATGTTTTATTTTTTATAGTTGTATCAGAATTAATATTTGTCACAGCAGTAGCACCGCTAGAACCAATATTAATACTTGTAGCAGAACCTGCAAAGTTAACTGTTGCAGCTGTTCCATTTAATAGGTTGAAGGATGTTTGATTGGTTGTTATGTCTCCTCCTTGAACTTCTAGATCACCTTTCAGAACAACATTGGCATTATTGATAGTTGTAGTACCAGTTGTAGAACCAATACCAATAGCTGTAGCAGCTCCTGCCAAGTTAACTGTTGTAGCTGTTGCATTCACTAAATTGAAAGTACCTTGATTGGTTGTTATGTCTCCTCCATTTACTGCTAAGTCACCATCAAGAACAACATTTGCATTTTTAATAGTTGTAGTACCGCTAGCAGCTCCAATGCTAAGAGTTGTAGCAGCACCTGCAAAGTTAACTGTTGTAGCATTTGCATTTACTAAGTTGAAAGCAGTTTGATTGGTTGTTATGTCTCCTCCATTCACTGCTAAGTCACCAGCAATTGTTGTATCATTTGTGATATTAACAGTTCCTTCAACATGTAACTTATGTCCTGGATCTGTTTTGCCTATGCCTACATTACCACTAGGTATAATAGTCATTCTTGCATTTGATACAGATGCATTATAAGTTGTAGTATTATCTGCAGTATCATCAAGACAGAAATGAAGTTTTGATTTACTAAAATTTGATATACCTTCTGCAATGATGGCACATTTCATAGCAGAGTTATTTGTATCAAATGGAGTAGCCAAATAAATAGCAGCACTAGCACCTTCACCTGTTGTTCTCACAACAACATTACCATTATAAATATCCAACTTCCCTCTAGGTGCTCCTGCACCTATACCTACATTTCCATCATTCTGTACTGTCACTCTATTGGTATAGATTTGTGTACCATCTTGAGTTGAAAAATATAACTTATCAGCTGTTCTATCATATCTCATGCTAAAGCCTGTAGTATCACTATTGCTTTTAGTCATCATGACACCTGCTATGGCGTTTGTTGTTGTACCATCAGTAGCAATCCTAATCAAATTATTAGCATTACTAGCTTTGTAAATAAACAAATTATATGTAGATGGGTCATTTGTTCCTATGCCTACATTTCCATCAGTATATGTTATAAATTTAGTAGCATTTGTATAATAACCATCAGACGACTTCCAGCGTTCTACACCATAGTTCTCGCGAATAGAAGTGGTTATCTCATTTATACTTACACTTCCAGTCTTCAATTTGTCAATTTCACTGCTGACAAGAGCATCATAGTATATTCTGAAATCCTGGATGCTGCAATCAGAAATACTAACAGGAGTTCCACCATCTCCTTCCTTTGGATGATATCCAATAGCATACATCAAATTATTTGTACCAATATTCTCAAATCTGTCATCGTATGCACCTGAAGCAGTTTCCCATCTATATACATATCCTGTCTTCAATATCTTGTCAATGTCAAACTTCTCAAAGAAATCAATGATCTTATTGGTAGTATATATTTTGCCATCACTTGTATCTCTGATAAACATGTTTATAGATGCAGTTCCTCCAGATACTTCAAAAACTACATCAATAACATACCACCTACTAGCAATGATATCTAAATCACTAACCACAACATCCTCAATGTATGTATCAGTTCCTTCCACTTTGCTCTTGCTTCTAGACTTAAAGTAGACCTTATTATCAGCTCCAATGCTAACATAAATCATATTGAGACCACTATCAGTAAGACCAACAAAGAATATGGGAATAATTTTGCCAGTAGCATTTGTTCTTCTAACTACAAAATGCATTGTGAAGCCAGTGTTATCAATGTTATCCAAGAATAGACTAGTATTCCTTGGATTATTATGATATAGATATACACCAGAGACATTACCCAAAGTGTATGCAGAATTATAGCTGGCATTGTATGTTCCTACTGAAGCACTTGTAGTAAACCCACTACCTGATGTAATGGAAGCTATTGCCCCATTTAATGTCAATATCATCCCATATGAGCCAATATCAGATAATGTACCAGTATTTGTATTGAAATTATACCACACATCTGGTAATGCAGCAACAGCAATATTAACTTGTGTCTTTTTATACAAGTCTCCCATCTCCACAAGAGCATTTCCTACTACATGAAAATCTGCATTAGGATTGTGAGTTCCAATACCTACACTACCATAAGGGAAGTAAATATTAGATCCATTTGGGGCAAATCCTGAGCTTCCTTTCCAAGTACTTTCAATGCCAAAAACTAACCCGTCAATTTCTTCCAAGCTTACTGCTTTGGCATATATCTGCATATTTTCTAGATAAAGAGTTGAACTAGTTTCATAAAGCACAGTATTCTGTAAATTATAGGCTATCAAGAAACCAAGTTCGCTTGCATCAGCCTTACTAAGACTGCTATAAGGTCTGTTAATAGCATTCATAGACTTGTTGTAGTCTCCATTCAAGTAAATGAACAAAGACATTGTTGAATAATCTGATGAAATCTTACATACTAGGTCAACAACATACCAAACATCACTATCAATTAATGTATAAGCATATTCAGTGCTACCTACATAAAATCTCAGATAGCTTCCCACCATGACTGCTCTAATGAGCCTATTTGCATAGTTAGTTCCATTTGCAAACATTAGCACCTCGCAAGTTTTGGTAGAACCAACAGCTATATTCTTCTTCATAATGAAATGAATAGTGAAACCATTACACATATGGAAACTATTCAATAGACTTTGCAGGTTATTAACATCTGCATTATATATCAAGTAAGGTGAATTTGCAGATGTTGCTACTGAACCAAATCCATAAGTCCATAAATATGCATCTTCTGTATATACTGCAGTTGATTTATATCCAGAAACCTTTGTAAGAGTATTATTGGTTGCACTTCCAGCAGTCATAATTGTCATATTATATCTCACACTTCCACCATCACCAATATCAGTCAATACTCCTGCATTTGCAATAGTAGCATCAAACATATAATGCATGCAAGGAGCATAATCATATTCAATGACTACATTTCCCAATCCAGTTTGCAACGAGATGTTGTCAACAAATCTAGCTAATGCATCAAGGTCATCTTTGATGAGGTTGGATACATTGTATACAAGATTAGATGCATGAACGTTGGATCCTTCAGCAACAGCTCCTGCACGTTCTGCAGTATAGTAGAGATTACTACCCTCTACCAACATACTGGTATCGCGATCCAAAAAGTTAACCTTATAGAGATTGCTACCATCACCTTTAAAGTAGGTTGATTCAGTAACGCCGAAGACTTGCAAATCATATTCTGGAGTATATGTGTTGATACCTACATTGCCTCCTTTCTTTATAACTATACCAACTCTTTCGTCGTCAAAGACCTCAAATGCATTGCTAGTTCCATAATTCCTCACCTTCATAGCTGCATAGTTATTATAGTTACTAACGTTCACGTTGCCAATAACATCTACATCAGCATGAGCTACATAGGTATTAATGCCAATACGTCCCTCATTATTGATTACCATACCAGTTCTGTCAAATGCAAAAACTTCAAATGCATTACTAGTTCCATAATTCCTCACCTTCATAGCAGTATAGTTATTATAGTTACTAACGTTCACATTGCCAATAACATCCACATCAGCATGAGGTACATAGGTATTGATGCCAATACGCCCCTCATTATTGATTACCATCCCAGTCCTATCAAACGCAAAAACTTCAAATGCATTGCTAGTTCCATAATTCTGAACTTTCAAAGCAGGGTGGTCGCTTTCATTTCTTATCTTTACAAAGTTGCTACTCAAAATCCTACTATCAACCTTCATGTCATCCCCATAGACCCAAAAATTGCTAGTCTGTAGTAGCATTCTTACATTGACATCACCTGTGACATCTAAATCATACTGTGGGTCCATCATATTAATGCCAACTTTTCTAGTATTATTTATAGCAAATACAATATCATCATCATCATATACATGCAACATATGATCTAATCCATTTTGTTTGATGGTTAACGCAGGTCCTTCTGTTTCACTAACAATTTCCATTTTTTCACTTTGATATGTAACAGTATTCAAAGTAGTATTCTCACCATAAATTACAATATTGGATGAGTACAATGTCTGACTTACTCTCACATCTCCAATGACCTCTAAATCGTACTTTGGATAATAGGTATTAATACCCACGTTACCCCCCTTAGTTATAATCAAAGCTGCCCTATTTTCGTCATATACCTCGAAAGCATTACTAGAACCATAACTACTTATTTTATAAGTAGGGTATGCACCATCATTTACAACATGTATGTAATTACTATTAAATGTAGGGGTATTTAGAACAATCTGGCCTCCATAAACTTCTATTTCATATGCTTTTATAAGTGAACTAACATGCATATCTCCAATGACATCCAAATCATATGCTGGATAATATGTGTTAATACCAACATTGCCTCCTCTAGTCACAATCAGAGCGGATCTATTATCATCAAATACTTCAAATGCATTACTAGCACCATAATTTCTCACCTTCAAAGCAGGGTGCTCGCTATCATTTGTGATCTTTACAAAGTTGCTACTCAAGATACTACTGTCAACTGTCATATCATCTCCATAAACATAAAAATTGCTTGTCATCAAAAGTTCACTTATGTATGCATCTCCTAACAAATCCAGAGTATATCTAGGATCTAGAACATTAATACCTATACGATTGAGTTCTGAAATGTCTTCTTTTTTAGGTATAGATAAGACAATCATGCTATCATCATAGATTTGAAGCACATTTCCCGCACCTCTATTATCAATTTTGAGCGCCTCTCTAAAGTACATGTTTTCTATCAATGTAGGTACCTTTATGGTGGCATCATTGCCATAAACTAATAAATCATGAGTCTTCATCAATGCATTTGTATGGATGTTGCCATTGACATCCAGTTTATACTGGGCGTCAGGATAATACATATTCATACCAACCCTATCTTCTACTGTAGTTATGACAGGAGGGTTATAGATATCATTCAGCATTTTACCAGTCAAATTCTCTGACACAACCCTGAACTCTGCAACATTTACCTTGTCTAAATTATCAGATGCACCAACGTAATTTCTATAAATATTAGAGGATGAAACATAGGTATCTGATACAATTAGCTCCTTATCATATTCATACCGCGCAATATTATCAATTGATACAAAACTCATAAAGGCATCGCTATTCAACACATTCCACAATAGATGAAACCATGTATTTGGAATATATTCGTGAGTACATACAACGGTATCATTTACCATATAGGACAATGTATTATCACCATTATTCTTAATCACAAGCAAGTCATTATACAAATCAATAGATGTCTTGCCAAAAATCTCCATTTGTGTTATCTGACAATATCCGTCTCCATTTGTCTGTACTCGATGAACTAACAAAGCAATATATCTATAGCTTTTCAAAGTCTGATTTACATGAAACTCCTTGTATGTTCCGTCAATCCAGCCTCCAACATCATCTCTTTCATCTACAACATCCCAAGAATTATTTCCTAAATCATTCCATGCATCAATATTGTCAGATGCATAAATTCTGAAAGTCCTAGGCATTCTCCTGTTGTACCCATTAAAGAGGTATAACTTGTATCTATCAAGTACTATTGATTCTCCCAAATCAATCATAACCCATTCACCAAAATATGCACTATCATTTTTAAAGTACGAGCCAGTATTTGTGCTAAGACCAGATGCATTGACATATTTTGAGGCAGCAGATATCCAACCAAATTTTTCATTATATCCAGTGTCTCCATAATACAGATCATCAAACATATACTGAGCTGTATGATCTGTAGTTGTCTGCAAATAGGAGCTCTCTTTGGTTTGTATAACACGTCCTTCGCTATCAGTATATGGATTAGTACTAATCTGTTCGCGCGGAAACATCATAACTATGAATTGGCTTATTTCTTTGATACTCAAAATCAAATCATCTGCACTACTTCCATCAATTCTAAACCATCCACTTATTGTAAGATCGTTTCCTTCTATCCAATCATCTTTCTTAAACATCATATATTTAGAGGCATCCAACATAACACTATTTTTCTTATCAATATATTCATATACACCGCCATAATTCATGAAATCATTCTTGCCAGCACTATCGTATGTCAAGAGTAATTCATTTCTGAATTGATAATAGAAATCAGAATTAACAAATATCTCGCCATATGGTCTATCTATCCTCAAATCACCACAAATATCTACAACATATTCTGGGTCATGCTTATCAAGACCAATTCCCAAGTATCCTTTCTTACTTGCTGTTAACACATTACTATCATGATTAAACAGTTCCAATATATTACAAGTACCTGCATTATTTACCTTGAGAGCTGTATAACCACTACTATTCGTTATCTTCACGAAATTGCTAGTTAACATTCTAGTGTGAATGGTTGTGTCATCACCATATACTTCCAAATTGCTGGTCTTCGTCAAAGCACTAACATGTGTATTCCCCAGCACATCCAAATTATACTTTGGGTCCAGCATGTTAATACCTAGCATCCCATCTTCAGATACAGTCATGGCAATATTCTGAGTTGCGTCATTATCACAATATACCTCCAAAACATTTTGCTGTCCTCTGCTAACAATTTTCAGAGTAGCTTCGTCACCAACCAGTCCTTCATGATAATTCTCTATTGCTACTCTATTGAAATTATACATAGGCGTCAATATGGTTGCATTTGAGCCATAAACTAACAAATTGCTGGTATATACAACTTCACTTATGAACTCAGTAGAATAAGTAGTTCCATAAATATCCACATCGTATCTAGCATCCTCTTCGCGATTCATAGTAATCTTGCCACCTTTTTGTATGCTAAACAGATTATAATCATTGTATCCATCACTCTCGTATACAGTGAATACATTGTAATTGATATCGTCAAGATTATCTCTCTGTGATGAATACAAAACGAACCCATTGCTTCCTGTAGTTTCTATCTTGATATTGGAAGAATTTAGATAGTATTTGTTAGTATATATTTCACTAAACTGATTAGAAAAGTCATCATTCAAATATTTCAGTAGATTATTACCTAGCTTGTCATATATAAAACCATCAATAATCAAATCATTTGTAGTGAGTGAATTGCGTATAACTGCATCACCCTTCTCGTTGATACGCATAAGACTATCTTTGTAGCCTTCTTTTTTTTCCAAGAAAATTTCAAAATTACCATCATAACTGTAAATCTTGTGGACGTTGTCAACATCATTTGGATCAGACTTATCTAAATCAACATAATTTATCAGAGTAAGATGAGGCTGATATCGAATGCGATTAACATTCAAATGAAACTTGTTATAATAGTCATCAAAGTAGTTGTACTGGTTTTCAAAATCATACACGTAATGATAATCTGATATGACAACCTTATTTACAAATGCATTATTGAGTATTACAAAGGCATCATCATAAACCTCATAATGGATATCTCGCTTGACAATCCTGTCAGTGTAATCATAAATTTCTATCAAACCCAAAGGTCTGTTTGTCAGCGTTTTAGTATTTGTTTCAAAATAAATATTTGATATATTCTTATTATTAACTACATCTCTCACCAAGTTAATGCCAAGATCCTTGATTTCTAATTTCCTTTCTTCCTCTACAGCTACAATAGTTTCTGGAATTAACATAGATGCCTCTACATTTAGATAGTTAGTCCTCTGAGCCACATAATTCCCATTATACTGTACTTCATTGTATAAAACAGTGTTGGACGTTGTGGTTATGAGGAAAATATTATTGTAAATGCCATTCACGCCAATGAGCTCAATATTAGTATCTATGTATGTTCTGTGTCTATTGTATACAGTATCCACTAGCTGTCCTGTAGGCTGTTTCAAGTAAGTGTGAATGTTATTATGGATATTGAAAAAATTGCTATTCAATTCTGGTTTATTGGTTGAGATGAGATTACAAGTCATGGAAAGTACCGAAGAGGCAACAACTACACTATAAGGAACCAGATATTGAGGTATTGTATAAATGTTACTATAAGCATAATTAAAAGTATAATTACTAGTAAAACCAATACTATTTGGGAATGGTATCTGCAATGTTTTTTGCATTTCAAAAATTCTTTCTTTCACCAAGTCATTTTCGTCAATACTTATACTTATGTTTGGATTCCCAGAATCAATGATAGGAATGATGTCAAATTTCTTCGCCATATCAATAAGACAATTTGAAGACTGGAAAGTGCGCACTGAACTAGTAAATCTGCTTTCATCTTTCACAACAAACTTTTCAATTTCATTTTTGCTATATGATATATCAAGGTTGGAACTATAAAAATCAATATTGATATCATGAACTGTTGTATATGCAGCTGATTTATTAAGTACAATATTTGAATTCACGACAAAATTGCTACTATTCTTGTAGCTGTTAAAAATAATATTGCAAGTATTATCAATGTCAGGTATTGTCTTTGTATCCATAACATACTTGATACCAGTGTAGTAGGTACTTGTATCATTGTCCCAAGTAAACATATACTTACCATAATTGACCTGTCCTATATCAAATACATCGTGAACTTGCAACAGTAAATTGCTGTTGACAATGGTTATAGCACTAGCTTGATTGAATAGCAATTTCTCAGTATATCTATTTGTTATCTTCACTGAGGACTCATCATATACGCTGTTAATTGTAAATGAATCAGAAGGAGCATCTGCATTGAAACCATACCTTGCACCATTACGCAACAATCCTTTTTCATCCAACGCATCTATAACAAAAGTATTACAAGTCATAGAAGGCTTATAGCTATCAAAAGGGGAATTGCCTGCTGCAATGGAGAATCGTAAATTATCATCACATCCTTTGATGATATAATACAGGTTGCTATCAGCATAAGACCTATGCAAATTAATTGCTGCAGCATCATCGCGATTTGTGATTTGCACCCCATATTTATTCATATCATCAATATGTAGTGTTGTGTCTTGCAGAAATACCTCACCTGTATCAGGATTATGTGCTGCATAATTACCAATATGTGTATACGATCTCAAATTGTTATGATAGAAACTGATGAAAGGAGTATAGCACTTGCTGGTCTTGTCAAATGAGCTGAGCTGTAGCAAAGTATTTGCATTTTGCTGGAATCCACTTACTTTAAACTCTACCATATTCTTGATATATTCATTATTTTTGACAATACTATTGTATGTTCCTATCTCTATGGCCGAAGAGGACTTGATATAGTCAGTATGACCTGTGGAAACAAAACGTGCAACAGCTTGGTCTTTGTTCTTTTGATACACAATCAATGGAGTATATGTCTTACCATTCAAGGTTTGGAGCTTATTTGCATAATTCAAGAACCAATCATCTGCATACCCTATCAAAGTAGTATTGTTAGGTATCAATACAATTTTCTCTGCATTGATGACAATGTCATTCTTGTTTTTGTCCCCGCCAAATAGTATTTCGCTAGTATTTGGAGCCTGCTGGGCTTGTTGGGCCTGCTGGACTTGTGATATTGCATCAGATGAATAGTTGATGCCATTAATTTTGTAGTTAAAACCTTTATTTTCAGAATCAACAATATTGATATTTCCATGAACTTCTAAATCACCATATACAGATAATGCAGTATCTTTCTTGAAGCCAAAGTCTACATTTGGATTATTGATATCAATATGGTATGATTTTTCATCAGGCGTGTAAAACATAGTCATGCCAAAAGTGTTAGGAACTATAGCATTATCCATGTATCCAAATTGTAGAGGCCCTACACGTTTTTTGTCATCAGTACCAATTTTATTCAAGTGATTTTTATACATGAACCATCTAAAATTGTTCCTGTCTTGAAAAGGCAATTCAGTCTCAAAATCACAAATATCAAACCCACTATAATCTGCATTGTTTTCTCTGCCTCCCCCGCGTTTCCCTCTATATACGCGTACGGTAGAATAATTATTGTTTTCTGTGGTAACATTGCGGACTTGTAATGGTGCAGTTATTTTTTCATTAGCCCATCCAATAGCAATCTTCTTATTAGTATAGAAACCAGTATTTCCTGCTGCCTTCAACTGTTCTGTTAATACATTGTTTTCGTAATATGCATCTGCATTTATTCCTTTGCGAACATTGAAACCTTTCAAGTCTCTAGTGCTCGTAATATAGTTGTAATTGATGCAATATCTATCTGATAATGGATCATAAATGTTAAAGTATCGTTTAGTTTGGTCATTACTATATAGAAAATTGGCTGCCTTATATGGTGTACTATTTCTTCGAACAAACACCTCTTCACATGCAATATGTCCTGCAACATCCAATTCATACTGTGGATTCATAATATTAATCCCGACACGTTTATTCTGATGAACTGTTAATACAGGCATCCCATTTGATACAACATTTTTTCTATCAAGGTCTTTTGCTGGATAAAAGTATATGTTATTTAATTTTGTAGGATGTTTGTTTGTGTTGATAATAAGGCTGTTATCAGCTGGATTTAGTTCTGTCAAATGCCCCAAGAATGCAGTGCAAGGAGTAGCATTTTTATCTTCGTCTGAACTGTCTTGAAGCATCAATTCGAATGTTGTAGGATTGCGTTTAATGACGTTGAGCTGTTCTGCGTAGGAATCTGTGTCTTTGATACCAATACCAACTCTGCCAGGGAAAGTTATGTTATTTCCACTCAAGTTAACTACATCATTTTGGGCGAACACCAGAACACTATTATTTGTTATATTATTCTCTTCTATGATGGAAGGGTCTAAAAAGATGGGTTCAGTATCTAAAATATTGATACGCTTGCCATTATAAAATATGTCTCCTGAGTTAATATTAAGATTTTTGTTCAAATTCAAATCTTCTTGGAAGTATACGCTATCATTGAAATAAGTATCACCAACAAATGATGCCATATTATTTACTGTCAACCTCGACACATTTAGAATATTCATATTGGTTGTTTCATTTACTGTGAGATTTCGTACTGTAAGCAACTGGTTAACATTCAGGTCATAATAAAATGTATAAGTATAATCATTGAATATTCCACCTCCAATTTGTCCTGCATACAATGTCATGCCTCTTGCACGTATGTAGATGTCATCTAAATGTTGAAACTGTTTGGTATAATAATCATATACCATAATTTCTTTCATAACTCCTAGACCATTCACCTCCAAATTTGCATAACTTGTATTTATGGTCCTGGTCAATTCTTGATCTTTCATTGACAGCTTAGTATATGAATATTCGTTTGTTACATTGGTACCTATTCCAACGTTTCTCCTTGCATCAATTGTCATAGCTGGCAAATCCACATTGTTTGCATATACTGGGATTGGCTTATTACCATAAACTGAATTAACAGCTGTGCTGCCTATACTAACATGAAATTCCAGAGGCATTCCTTCAGTTGTAGAAATTACAGCTGGGGAAATGTTGCTTCCACCAATAATTCCAAGCCTGAATGCAGCAGCCTCACCCTCATTACTTACATCGTTTTTCATACATACATGAATGTTGTTAATTGTATTATTTGCAGTTTCTACGATATTAAGCGGGTATGCATTGCTAAATGTATCTGTAAACCCACCCAGCGTAATGTAGGTGGATGTATAAATATTATCAACATTAGCTATAGACCCAGTAATGTCAGGAATATAAGCCCTGAAGCCTGGTTGAAAAGGCTGGTCTTTTGCATTTATCTGTTTGATAAAATTATCCAGGACTTGTGGATTAATTTCATCTGAAATAGTTATGTTATCCAGAACAAGGCCTTTCGCATGAATATTACCAGCACATACAATATTATTATCTACATACAGGCCTGCAGATTTGCCCAAATTATTATTTATAGTGTTGTAAACTCTTCTGCTAGCATTTACGGCAACACCATCACTGTTGACAATCATATTATATTTGGTATCTAGTGGGTCTTGCGACGCGGTTGGATTGTGTCTTTCACCAACAACTAAGTACTCGTCGTCACTCATGTCAAGTTTATACAGGTTATCTATATTTGCAAACCCAATACCCAATGAATTGATTTCTACAGTTGTAGGAAGAAATCCATTACGTACTAGAGAATTCATTTCAATATGTATTCTATATAAAACAGATAATACTTATTAATAATTATTGCCAAAATCTTTATGTAGTATTGTGAAAAAAATGATTAAAAGGTTTGGATATATTCTATATCAAATAGAATGAAGAAGATAGATGGCATCCACAACAAGACAAAAGAGGTTGAAGCAGAAAATTTGCCTTACAATAACAAGAATGTGCTCTTGATGGAGGATGACCTGACAGAGCTCTTTAAGAATAATGGGTTGGAAAAATTAGTCTATAAGAACATTAATTTATACAGAACTGCATTCGTCCATAAATCTTATTGCACTATGAAGAATGTTGACTTTGAAAAAAGTAATGAAAATCGCCCGGTAGATTGCCTGCCATTGCAGGATATGTCGTATGAGAGGCTAGAGTTTCTGGGTGATTCCTTGTTAGGTATGATAGTTGCAAGTTATTTATATAACAGGTTTCCAGACCAAAATGAGGGCTTCTTATCAAAGATTAGAACAAAGATAGTAAACGGTAAGATGTTGGGCTTCCTGTCTGATAAAATAGGGTTTCCAAAGTTTGCTATCATAAGCAAGCAAGTAGAGGAAGCAGGAGGTAGAAAGAACTACAAGATTATGGAGGACATATTTGAGGCATTTTTAGGAGCCCTTTATCTAGATTTCCAAACAGACGCAGATGAAATAGACATGCCAAAGCACATTAATATAACACCATTTTCAGGAGCAGGTTTCTTTATAGTGGAACAATGGATCGTTTATATTATAGAAAATTACATTGACTTCTGCGAATTGATAAGAGTTAAAAACAATTACAAAGATATGCTTGCATCCTATATGCAGAATAACTTGCAAGACATACCGCGATTTTATGAAATAAACATCATATCAAGGGATAATAATAGGGTATTTACATATTGTGTAAAGGATAGAAATAATTCCGTATTAGCAACTGCCACAGGGCATACTAAGAAAGATGCAGAGAATAATGCTGCTCGCGAAGCCTTGAATTACTACGGTGTAGATATTCTGGATTTCAATTTCACGTAGTATAACAAATGAGTTCTTTTAGTTGATATAATAGACAGTATTGATTTTAGATTTTCAAAAAAGTTTTGTATTTTATTTTTATGCACTATACTGCTCTTGTTAGTCTTCCTAATATTACATAGAACTATTGAGCCTCTTGATGACCGTTATATTTCTCAACGGCATAGCAAAATCAGCTGAATGAAAGTGTTTAGAGGAGAAGTAGGAATCATATTTATAAAGTTCATTGGCCGGTTTGCTATACAACAGGTAATGTTTGGCCTGTACCAATGCAACAAAGAATAACAGAATTGTAATAGCTCGCATTATATATAAATAATACAATCATATCTTATATATCTTTGCCATATGTCAAAATTACATATAACGCATTTAGTTCTTTCGGGAGGAGGGATGCATGGCGTCATGTATATTGGCGCTTTGAGATACCTTTATCTAGAAGGGTTGCTGAAAAACATAACTCATGTTGCTGGAACATCAATAGGTTCTTTCATTGGTCTGTTTGTTGCGCTAAAACTTAACATGGATGAAATAGAACAGATAATGTACGATATTTTTTATAAGGATGACTTTAATTTCATACCACGGAAAAACTATCTGAAACTGATCTCTAATCTTGGTTTAACAAGCACCAAATCAATCACACATGAGTTAAAGAAGGTCATCAAATCTAAATATGATATAGAAGACATAACATTCAAAGAGCTGGCTAAAAGATTTGGTATCAATATGTATATTTCAGCTACAAATATCATTCATTGTACGAATACAATATTTTCAGTAGATGATACACCAGACCTTTCTGTATTTACAGCATGCGAAGCCTCTATGTCTATCCCTTTTTTATATGTTCCTGTCATCATAGATAATATTCATTATTATGATGGAGGCTTATCTAATAATTTCCCTATCAAAATGTTTTCAAATGTTCCAGCAGAAAACATCTTGGGTATGGTGCTTCACAAAGATAATAAACCATGTGACGAACCATTAAAAGAAACAGTGAATATATTCTTCTTAGCCAAACAGATTTTTAATATATTGAATACATTTCGTGTCAAAGAGGTTACCTACAGACAATTAGATTACATCAATAATTTATACATACCAGATAATATACCCTTTAAGAACTTTATGAACTTTAAAGTAAATACACAAGGCATTAAGCTAGAAATAACAACAGATGATATAAATGCAATGATATATGCAGGCTTTGATTCAATTCACAAGTATATGGAAGCTAGATTAAAAAAATTGGAAGAACAAAATAAAAAATTGTTAGATCAAGCAGACTCCAAAGATATAAGCACATAACTCATACATGTTAATGATATGCATTTCAAGTTTGTGAAGCGCCTTGAAACAACAGAAAACTCCATATTTTATTCTATCATACAAAGAAAGGGAAACCTATGGGCTGTTGGCAGAAGGAACTTCTACAATGAGAGATTATTGAAGATCATGACTTTGGACTACAAGTTCAATGTCATAGATGATAGAGAAAATATCCTAGTAAAAGGAGAAGATCCTAGATGTTTTTTCCATAATAATAATCTGTATATACAGGACAACTATTGGAATGATATGCATATATTGAATGTAGACAATGATTATCATAGCATTCCTATTGAAATATTCGGCAAGAACATTTCATTCATCAGCAGGAAAGACAAATTATATTTCATCCATTACATGGCACCATTTGCATTGTATGAAATTGAGCTAGAAACTGGTGAGATATTTCCTGTAAAAGTTTACCATGATTTTGAAAATTATGAATACCGCGGAGGTACACCAGGCTATCACTTATATGATGATACTTATTACGGTTTCGGGCATAGAACATACATATGTTGTGATAACACTCTATTACACGACATCTTTTATTGGGAAGTTGATTTTTCACAAGATAAGCCATACATAGCTATTATGCACATAGAGCAACCACCAGGATCTCTTAATATCTGTGATCCAACGAGTGTTATAGAAGTTGGAGGCAAAAAATACTTAGTAACAGCTGAAAGCATTTATCCTTGGTTCCAATACCAAGATTATACAACAAATATATATGAAATAATTATTTGACATGTTGAGCCAATGTTTCATCAATTATGTATGGACTATCATTGATGACCTTTGCACCTGCAGGTAATACATTTACAAATATATTTTTAACAGGTAGTTGTAATAAATGTTTTAAAATCACATTATTATTTATATCAATATGATTGTTTTGATAAGCAGGGGAACGAGTTATTTCTGTTTGTAAATTGTTAATGAACGTAGATATACCAGACGAGACTAAATTGGGAGGCTTGCACCATCCCTTCTTGCCTGATTTATTTTGAAAAGCTTCTAATATTCTGATATAATCATTCACTGTGTAATTTTTCAAATATTTTATTTTGGAAGACTTTTCACTCATTCCAAAATCATAAATCATCAAAGTATAACCACAATTTTGTAAATAGTAATCTTTGTTATAAATCTTGTAGTGATAATAACCTGTTTTATCTTCGGTCATATGATAGAGAAAATTTCCCCAATGACAGTCATAGTGTATGTAGCCTAAACTATGAAATGTCATAATGGAAAGAAGGGCTTGTGTTGCCATGTTTAGCACTAAATCATTGTTGCGCAAATAATGCTGATTTTCAGAAAGACTAGCAAGGTCTCCGTGAGCTAATTCATTTAGTGTTATATAATATTTTCTATTCTTGATAATTTTAGGCACTTTTATGTCTAGTTTTTCGCATTCAAAGGCCTTGTATGTCAGAAGGAAATGTCTAGATAGCTTGGGTCGCACAATGCCTTTAGAAATCTTTACATTAATCTCAATCTCTTTTTTATTCTGTATATTAATTGGCGTAAGTTTAGTAGCTATAGGAGCCTTTCCCAACATATTTTTTACAGAAGTTCTGTAAATAACACCAAATTCACTTTTCGTTCCAATTTGTTTTTCCAAATCTATCATATTATCAATAGTGTATCCGCTTATGACTTGCCCTTTGCTATCTTTGAAATCTTTTGGCTTAAGACAAGCCTTTTGATTTATTTTCTTGAGGAAATCCCTGACATATTTGAAATATTGCACTCTTTTATCAAGAGTAAAGTATTTCTTTATGAGGTTAGATTTTAAAAACTTCTGTATCTTTGTAGCCTTGATTTTATGTAACATTTCTTTCACCTTACGACTGGTGCTTGAAGCTGACTTATGTAATGATTGCTGGATATAATCTTTTTTTTGTTCTTCAACAACTTTTTTAACCTTTTCATCATAGACATCTTTGATAAAAGGGCGATGTATGAGCTTTTTCAAGCGCAGGTTTTTCATCACATGGTCTTTGGGAACGTTCTTTTTAAATGGGTCTGATGATGGTTTTTGTTCGAATGCCTTTTGTTTCTTTACAAACTTGGCATTTTTCATTTCCTTATATTGTCTCTTAAACACCTTGCTATACTTTGATGATTTCTTTCTTGTTGATGATGATGATATAGGCTTTATAGAAGAGAAATTTGATAATGATTTCATAGACATACTATTAGGGGCTGATATGAAGCTATCTGGAGATGCAATTGGGCGAGTTTTAACACTAGAAGAGGTTCTCAATACAATTTCATTATTGTGTATATAGTTCCTCTTAGGTCTAATAGGTCTCTTAGATAATCTAATTTTCACACATCTGCCTGTCTTGGGGTTGCGAACTTTGCCTTCAGGACACTCAGAAGGTTTCTTTTCTGTCTTGATTTTCACACATCTGCCTGTCTTGGGGTTGCGAACTTTGCCTTCAGGACACTCATTCTTTGGTTTTACATAATGAATTTTTTCCTCATATCTTTTACATGCTTCTTGTCTTGCACCCTGTTTATCTTCAAAATAATCTTTTTTACATTTTGTATTATTGATGCCTTGCCTCTTACACCAAGATAATGCCTCAAAATATGGGTTTGGTTTGACACATTTTCTCTTTGCTTCTGAATAGCTACATGTAGGGGCTTTACAGCTATGCATTAAGTTCTAATATATATGAATATTCTTTTACATCATATGAATAAATAATATATAATATAAATAGATTTATGAATACAAAGCAAAATGTTATGCATCCGTACGTGTTTATTTTAGACCTTGACGGGACTATTATAGGTGACTGTAGCTATCAATGTGATGTGTATAATATTCAGGAAATAATAAAGAATAAGTTGATAACAAATAAACAGGCTTTAGCAAATAAACTTCAATTAGGAGCAATAGCAAGGCACAAGACAATGTGTGATAAATCCTTACAAGAATGTTATGCATCTTGTTCTAAGCTCATTCGACCTTTTTTTGGCAGTTTCATAAATAAAATGAAACAGATCTACCCAAATAGCCATTTTTTCGTCTACACTGCATCTGACAAATCATGGGCTATCAAAGAAATTGCCATCATAGAAAAACAGAATAATGTCAAGTTTAACAGGCCTATATTTACTAGAGAGCATTGCATTGTTGATAATGGAGGTAATTTAAATAAGTCTGTAGCAAAGGTCTTACCAGCAATTATGAAATCAATCAAAGCGCCCAAAGATTTCAATATTAGAAATAACCTTCTCATCATTGACAATAACCCAACTTTCATAGATTACAAAGATAATCTGCTATTGTGCCCCACGTATAATTATATCCAATTTCAAAATTTATGGGAAAATATTCCACATGATTACTATAAAATTGAGGAACTCAAGAAGTTTGTTAACAAACTTATCGTGACAAAGAAAATATATACCAAACATGTAAATGCAAATTCAGTCATGCTAGAAAAGATACATAGATGGCTATATCGAAAATATAAGAGGGTCAATAAGTACAATTCCACATTTGAAAATGATACTTTCTGGAAAGATTTGGCAAATATCATTAGCAATAATCACATCAAAATCTATAACAAGAAGATAGTTAGTGTCTTGCAAAAGAGTATTAAGAAGTAAAGTCAATATGTATGTATTATGATATACATAAGTTTTGACATAGGTGTGAAGAATTTGGCTATTTGTATTTTGGAATATACTGATGTCATCAAAATTGTAGACTGGCGTATCATCAGTCTTGCTGAGACCAAAAAGGAACTAAAAGGAATTGATGACATATCTGAACGGATTTTTGTAGAGATGGATAATGTCATTGGCAGCTTGAAAGAAAAATCTGTGGATTTCATAGACTATGTTTTGATAGAAAATCAACCTTCCAACCTGAATGGTATTATGAAGACTATTCAGCATATTATTTACAGCTACTTTAGCTTGGTGAAATATTGGGATAAGACTGTAGGCAATGTTGTACTCGTGAATGCATCTTTAAAATGCAAAACTCACGAATATAAACCAGAGATTGCTTTAGCAGATGTTGGCGAGAAAAACTCGAAGGGTTTCAAACGAGAAAAGTACAAACAAAATAAGGCTATGAGTATAGCCATATGCAGACATTACATCCAATGCGACGAGAAACTGTTAGAAATTTTTGATGCTAATAAAAAAAAAGATGACATGAGCGATTCGTGCCTACAAGCTGTTTCATATATCAGAAGCAAGGCAAGTGATGTCTCCAAACTAAATGTTGTCAGTTCTGTATAATTTTTATTGCGCGTTTCAACCAATTGATAAAAAATACAAAGTATATATAAGCGTTTAAGTGTCAAAGATAATATATAACCAAAATGGCTACTTTGAGTTTAAACAACAGAAATGATGATTTAATAGAACTAAACAGGGACAGTTTTTCAAAAAGTCCCTTAAATTTCAATATACCCAGCAAACAAAATAGGGTTAACCCTAGTAGTTTCAGAAATGATGATCTGCTGTTTAATAAAAACAAGATAAGTTCAGATGTTGTATCTATGTCATCCCGATCATCTTCGCGTGCTAGCTCTGTAGATGGTGACAGATATGATAAGAAGAAGTTTATGAAGAAGATGCAATCACATAAATCATACAAGGATGATACTGATGAAACAGAGAGTAGTATGTCTGACGCATCAAGTGTTGTTTCAAACAATAAAAAAATTAAATATAAGGATAATGCTAGTGTATCTGAAAGCAGTGATGCTAGTAGTGAAAGTAGCCGTGATGATAGGAGCAGTAGGAGTGGCAAAAGTAGTAGTGACACTGGTTCATATGAAACAGAGAGTAGCGATAGCAGAATCGTCAAATCAAAAATGGATCCTAAGCAACGTATGATGAATGAATTGAATGAAAAGCGCGAGATTATTTACCAGTTAGATAGATTGGAGGCAAAGGGGTACAAAATACCTTTTAAGTTCAACATGAATTCTGAAATAGAAGAGATGCGTTCTGAATACCATCGTATTGTAAGAGAAAAGGAAATGGATGCAAGCGTTAGGTTTCAACAAAAGATGCTTATGGCTTTTGTTTCAGGTACAGAGTATATGAATACAAGGTATGATCCGTTTGCTATTAAATTAGATGGTTGGTCGGAACAGGTCAGTGAGAATATTAATGATTATGATGACATTTTTGAGGAAATGCACGACAAGTACAAGGCTTCTGGCAAGAAGATGGCGCCAGAGCTTCGGTTATTCATATCTTTGTCCGGAAGTGCTTTCATGTTCCATCTCACAAGCAGAATGTTTAAAGAACAGCCTCTTCCTAATGTAGAGCATGTACTCAAATCCGATCCAGAACTCATGAAGCACTTCCAGAATGCTGCTGCAAAGCAATTCATAGTTGGTAATAATGGTGCACCGCAGATGCAACAATCCTATCAACCAAAACAAGCTGACGGAGGTATGGGATTATTCAATATGGTAAGCAACCTATTTGGGACTTTGAGCAGTCCTTCTAATATGCCTATGTCATCAGATATGCCTAGACAAAGACCCATTGACGATGTTGATAACATTATAAAGAACGTACACAGCAAGATTTCCATAGACAATATGGATAATAATATTGAGACACTTTCAGTAAGTGATGAAGAAATAACAAGTATTATAGAGGATACTGCTGATATCAAAATCCTCAGAGGATCAAAAGGCAAAGGAGGAAACTCAAGAACATTGAATTTATAATAGATTTTATCATCTGATTTTATTTTTATAGTATTTATGCAGCTCTTTGCAGTTTTACATAGAAGTATTAGCATAGAGTACTAGGAAGATTTTTATAGAACTATTAGTGTACGTATTTCAGTCTCATATATATATAATAGGCATCATAGAATGGTAATATATGTGTAAAAATACAACATATTTAATAGGAAGAGTAACGAGAGTACATAATTGATTTTGTTTTAGATTTTCAAAAACTTTTTGTAATTTCTATTTTATTTTCAATTATGTACTCTCGTTACTCTTCCTATTATTATATAGAACTATTTAGCATATATATAATAGGCATCATAGAATGGTAATATATGTGTAAAAATACAACATATTTAATAGGAAGAGTAACGAGAGTACATAATTGATTTTGTTTTAGATTTTCAAAAACTTTTTGTAATTTCTATTTTATTTTCAATTATGCGCTACGCTGCTCTTGTTATTACTACATAGAACTATTAGCATATATATTGAAGTTTCATAAAGTCTCATAACCTTTCCATTATACTGTTCTTTTCACTCTTCTTACCTTCTTTTTTGTTTTTCATCCCAAATAGATTTCTAATCAGTTCCATTGTATTGGTAGATTTTACGCTCTTGGTACCCTTTTGCTTTTGACGAGGAAGATGACATAATTTCTATATTTATGCAATATAAAAAATAAATAACAAGGATTTCTTATCTACGCTTAGAGAGTTTTTTCAAGTCCTTGGCAGATTTTTTAAGAAACTTGCCAATATCTTTGGCAGACTTAGAAATCTTCTTAGGTGCCTTTCTTAAGCTTGAAACAGGATTATAGATGCCCTCTTTGACATCATCCTTTAAGTCTTGCATTTTGGATATAACTGAAAGAATACTTTCAATCAAAACTGGTATAATAATGGCAGTAAAAAGTGCTATCACAAAGAGCAACAACTCAATCATTGTTCCTATCATTATTACGTCTCTACTTATACCTTCAGAACACTTGCATTTCTCATTAATTAAATATCTGACATATTCAAATGTCAAGTACATGTACACAACAAATATGAAATAAAATACTATGGTTATGATTGCTGCTAAGATTGCTATGGTTTCACCAAAAGTGTTGTAAATATCATTGACTGAAATGAATGATGAAAACAACAAGAATACAAGTGATATTATAGTAAACGATTTGATGAAATCTCTATTGCTATGCGCAGCGCAAGCACAGCCTATACTTTCCAGTCTCATTATGTAAGTTAATATTACAAGAAGGAGAATAAATATTAACAAGTTTAATATGAGGCCACCAATGTACCCTATAGTAATTTGTGATTGCATTTCTATTATAAATATTTATTTTTTTTCTAGAATATTCATTATTATAAACTTTGACGAATTTTCAAGACTGTTAACATCAAGCAGTTCTATTTTCTTGACAATATCTGGGTTTTTGTAAACTTTTAATATTTTGCACAGTTGCTCTAAGTATATATCTATAACGTATTTATATACAATACCACCAGAGTTTTTATACCTAATCATTTCGTCATAGATCATGTTTAGCAGCATACTAATATCCAACCCCAGTTTAATCCAAGTCATGTTTAGATTGCTAACCTCTTTTTTCCATTTTATGTAATTGCAATACATCTCATATTCATCATTCAATAATAACAAGTTATTTGTCAAAATATAATCTGGTGGTTTCCATTCCTCGTTTTTAATATAACACGTCCATAGCTCATGGATGGTTCTGTTTGAAAACTCTTTATCAAAAAGATCAATCAAATTGAAATATAAATTACTATCAGATGTTTTGATATAAGACCATATAATATTAAACAAGCACTCTTCATTGTTATCAGAAATGATGTCCTTAATTTTCTCATAAATGACAGATTTGTTTTTATCTGTTAATTTATTTAGATATCCAATAAGTTGTCTCTTGTTCATATTGTCATCAGTAAAGTCAGGTATAATAATATGAAATCTATTCTTCTTGTTAGAACTCATCTTCTCCTTCTTAGTAAACTTCTTTTTTTCCCATATCATTTTTGGGTCATAAAATGAATTAAAACAATTATAGATTTGTTTAATTTGTGATGATTTACTCAATATATTTTCAGGAACAGTTTTTATATTTTTTTGTTTATAAACATTGGAAAAAATAGAAGCGTTAATTTTGATTATATCATCATTTTGCATTATGCAACTAATAATATATAATATTGTCAATACTTAAGCCTTATATGATAACAAAAAAAACATTATTTAAGAACTTGTATTATATATATATCATAATGAGTATCAAAGTATATTCAAATAGTGTGCATACAGACACAGATAGCCTTTCCAATTTGTTTTTGAATGAAATGGAAGCTATATATCAGATGCAATCTATTTACAGAGGAATTGTCGTCGTTGATATTAATAAAGAAGAAGAATATAGATTGCTTCTGCAAAATAATATGCATACTGTAACAATCATACATAACATAGAAGATATTGATTATGATGCTCTTGATAGTAGAGTTTTGGTTATGGATTATCTTATTTTCAGGGAGTTTATTAATAATGTACTATCTAGTTCAAAGCACGGTACATCCTATAATTTTATAGGCATAACATATGATTTTGATAGTGAAACCAAAAATGAACTCATAGAACATTATAATAAACAATGCAAACACAAATCAGATGTAATTATTATCTGAAATATATATTAGGAAGATGAAACAACGTGGAAAGAATAATAATTACATTTTATTATTCTTTATGTTTTTACTGTTTTGTCTAATGGTTTTGTTTATGGCGAATAGCAAGAGTATACAAGAAGGATTTGAGAACATGATGACATCAGCTACTCCTCCAAAACCATTTACACTAGAATACTATTATACAGAAGAATGCCCTCATTGCGTTTCATTCAATGAAAGCAAGGTTTGGGACCAACTCTCTTCAAAAACCTTCAAAAAGGTAGCATTCAAAAAATACCTCTACAAAGAAAACATAGATAGAGCCAACAAACTCAATATACATTCATTCCCTATGTTGGTTATGGTAAAGACAGGAACAGAACAAATTGTAGCCACATATGATGGGGATAGAAGCCTTGCAGACTTAACCAAATTTGTCATGACATATGAATAGACTTTACATAAGCAGATTATTAGGTGGTATAACTACATCATGTTCGTTCATAATGACAACAAGCTGATTTTCAAGCGTACTGTGATACCCGTTAAGAAATTCCCATTCCTCTTCTAATTTTTCTAACTCTTCAACATTCTTGAGATTGATCTCCTTACTTTCATATTCTTTGATTTTGGTTTCCAAATCTTTTTTCTGCTTTTTAATATTTACTAGCTGTGACTCTAGAACACGAATATTTCCCAACGGAGTAGGTTTATCAGATGCAAATTGTTCTTTTGATAACTCTGTTGAATCATCTTCTATTCTCATTATCTATACTTAAGTGTTATTGCAATATTCTTAAATATATTTACACACTAATAGTAAAATGGGAGGAGGATTATTACAATTAGTCCTTGCAGGGCAACAAGATCAGTATATGACACAGAACCCTCAGATCAGTTATTTCAAATATGCTTATAAAAAGCATACAAAGTTTTCTATGGAGAGTATATTGATAGAATTTGATACAAAGCCTGATCTTGTTCCGAACGGAGATAGTAATAGTTATAGATGCAACATTTCAAGGCACGGAGATCTACTCAGCAATATGTATTTTTGTTTTACACTTCCAGATATTTATTCATCTGATAAGTATAGGTTCAGATGGATTGAAAATATTGGAAACATGTTTATAAAGAAGGCTACAATCAACGTTGGAGCTCAAGTTATCGACCAGTTAGTAGGCGAATGGTTATGCATTTGGAATGAATTATCTCTTAAAGATAATGGCTCTTATAATAGATTGGTAGGTAATGTCCCTGAATTGATTTCACCTACAATTTCTGCAACAAGAGTAGGTATTAGGAATAACAAATTCTATTATATATTCTACCCTGAATCTGATTATTCTAAGAAAGAACCACCCTCTATTAAATCAAAAAAATTATATGTACCTTTAAATTTCTGGTTTACCAGAAATCCTGCTCTGGCGCTGCCATTACTAAAGCTTCAGTTCGCGGATGTATACGTCACTATTGAAACAGAAAGTAGTGAAAAGTTATATCAGGTTTGGTCAAATATTGTTGATACATACGTTAGCCCTATATACTATAATACTTTGCATAATGAAAATATTAACATAAACAACTTTGCTCCAAGCATAATTCTCAATGCATATATTGACGCCAATTATATATTCTTGGATAATACTGAAAGAAATAATCTGCTTATGTTAACGAATAGCTCGGAGGGCAATACAAAAAGTATGCAATACCTTGTAGAACAAGTCAATGTATCCACTCAAACAGTGATATCTTCAACATCAAGTGTGAAGGTTGATATAAATGCCAATATTCATAAACATGCAAAGGAAATTATATGGACTTTGCGCCGAAGTGATTATAATAAGTTTAATGTCTATAACAATTATACTGCAGGTTTAGCATATGATGAAACCAAAAAAATAATTACCGAAGCTTCAATTATTTGGAATAAGACAAACTTCCGCATTCAGAAAGATGCAGATTATTTCAGTTTTTTACAGCCTTATCAACACCATACAAACGTCCCGCGCGTAGGCATTTATTGTTATTCATTTGCACTATTTCCAGAGAAAGTAAATCCAACAGGTTCTTTTAATGGATCAGTTGTAAGTACTATATTGCGTCTTAATATAGATGGGACTCACAATAATAGTGATGTGAATGAAAAACTTAGGTTGAATCAAAAACCGGAGTACTCTTTTGACTATCTGGCAACTATTTATACCACAACAATGAATGTTTTCGAAATCATTGGAGGTAATGCTGGTATGAAGTTTGCATAATACAGTAATCATCGTCCATGTATTGTCTTATTGTCCTAATAAGATCTTGTATATATGCAGAGGGATATGATCTATAATCTGTACCTAATATAATAGTATCTATTTTTTCATATTTGAGAAGACTACCTACAGGAAAACTGGTGTTAAAATAATATTTTATGAACTGTTTTTCATTGTAACACTTGACATAAAAGGGTCTATCATAAGATATATGGGTCAACTTGATGCGAAACCCCTTTGAACGCATGGTTTTCAAGAAGTTGTCAAGAATGTTTTCTGTAACATTCGTAAATAGTCTGCTGTCAGTGCATACAATTCTATCATAGGCACTGTTTACAAAGTCTGTATTTCCATTGATACCAACGTACAATGCTGTTTTCATTCCTGTTAGTGTTATCAAGCGTTGTTTTTATTATCTTTCTAGTATAGAATGGACTTGATAGTTTTAATAGTTATACTATTGGCAGGATTTTTAATCAAATATCTTATTGATACAATCAATTCTCTTAGTCATGAACTCAAAGAAATAAAGAACAAGTGTATAGCTGTCAATCCTAATGATAACTTGAATCTCACAACAAACAATCCTGTAGAGAGTTTTAACACTGATCTTGTAAATAACATCAAATATTTCAAAAATTATTTCAATAACCAAAAGTTATATAAGTAATAAAACGGTGTATATAATAATTTGTTTGATATAAAAATGCCTAGAAGGTCTAAAAATGCGAAAAATGAGAATACTGCAACACCAGAGAAGCCTAGCAAAAAAAATCTGATGAATACCATAGTGAAGGATATAACTATTGTGGAAAATGAAGATATTATACTACAATTGCCTATTTCTGAAGCGCAAATATCAGAAATCAACAATGAAGATAAGTTAAATTATGAAGTTCCTGAACCATATGAACCAAACTGTTGTTATATCTCTGACAACAATATATATCAAAATATCCAAAATAACAATATAGATAACCAGTATTTTGATGACGCTTACAATCAAGGTTCTATGGTGAAATCTACCAATAATTGCTACTGGTGTTGCTACCCTATAGAAAACAGGACTTATGGAATGCCTTATAAATATAATTCAGCTACAGACACATACACATTATATGGGAACTTCTGTTCTTTAGAATGTGCCAGTGCCTATAATTTTTCGGTCAATAATGGAAGTGACAAGGTTTGGGAAATAAACAGCTTCATTCAAATGCTGAGTAAACATTACGCAATAAAATATCCTATACGTCCTGCACCATCTCGATTTTTGTTAAAGTTTTTCAACGGACCACTATCAATTGAAGAGTTCAGGACAGCGCACCTGACAAATGATAAAACGCATATTATAAACTTACCACCTATGATTTCCACAAATTTCAATTATGAAGTTGTAAATACATCATATTTGAAAAACATAACCGATAATATGAATATTGTGAAAAATAATAGCACATCAATATCGTCAAAGAAGCAGCCAAAGAATACAATAGATAATAAATTGAATTTGATTATTTCTTAAATGCATAGAAAAAATGATATAAGAATACAAACCATCTCTTTATATGTAAATATGTCAGACGGTATATATTTCTCTCCTTACAGGATCTCAACAATAACATGTAATGCAGATATAGGTGATAAAATCAATTTGGATTTGGAGGTTCTCTTTGATAATTTGAGTATAGTTTCTGATGATTTACAGTCTGGTATAGTTTGGGCGCAGTTTTTAAAGGAAAGTCAAGATGTTAACAAAGGGGTTTATCCCAAGAAGCGGCGCAAGAGCAAAAAAAGTGAATTGAAAAAAAATCGTTTTGATAATCAAGTAACAGTCATATATAGATTCCACGAGAAGTATATTCCAAATGTCAAAATATTCAAAAATGGCAATATACAACTAACTGGTATAAAAGATACTAATGATACAGAAGAAATAATCAATCATATTATCAAAGAAATACAGCATATATATGATAATACAACAAAAAGAATTATTATAGATTATAAAGATGATTATAAACTTGCTTTAAAATACCAGAATTTCAAAATCAGGATGATAAATACAGATTTCAAAATCTATTGTAATGCAGAATTAACAGAACACTTTGAAATCAGAAGAAAGGAAGCACACAAACTATTTATTAGCGACCGTTATAATAACAAGTGCAGTTTCCAACCAGGTATCTATCAAGGTGTTAAACTAGAATATTTCTGGAATATACAGGATAAACCTAAGAATGGTATTTGTAAATGTCCTACACATTGTTATGGTAAGGGGACTGGGAAGGAAATTGGTAGCTGTAAAAAGGTCACAGGAGCTCTCTTTGAGAGCGGGAGCATACTAATAACAGGTGGTATTACTTTCGAACAAGTAGATGATACATATAAATATATTTGTTCTGTTTTAAAAGAACATAAGGATGTCATCAAAAAACCGCAGATGAGATTGTTATCATAATTCATGCTTATAACATTGTAAATTATATTCTTTGTCATTATCCAACTTAAATAAATCATAAAGATTAGTAGATACTGTATTGTTGCCAGGGCGATTGTATGAAGGTATATGATGTTTCGCATAAAATTGTGATGCATAGATTGATGCGTCTGGATCTATTTTAGGTTTCAAATAAGTGTTACCCCATGGTTTCTTATCAAAGAGGACGTCACCTGTGTATAACCCAGCATTCTTAAGAGGTTCAGGAACAGGCATATCAGGATTATAATCAAGTTCTGAATATTCTAATTCTTTTTTCATTTATACTCTAATATAGATATAAGAATATATTTGTTTACTAATAATTATGAGTGGAAATATCGAGTGTTCTTATAGAACAGCAGAGGAAATTAAAAATGAGATTGAAGAAATTGAAAGGAGACCCAAACGGGCCAAGACAGGTAATGCTGAGTTCGTACAAGATGGTTTACAAACTGTAGATATAAGGGCGACTATCAAAAATATTAGGGACTTTGTGGATAAAAACAAGCATATGTCGCAAGAAGATATTGCAAAAAAACTAGAAGTAGACCACGACTTCTTTGCTAAGCGATATCCTATGTTGTTTGACATGGCTACAGACAAGAAGAAATTTGATTATCAAAGCCTTGAATATTTTCTGAATATGCGTGATAAAGTCATTGCTGATGAAATGACATCAGAACAGGCATCTATAAAGGTAGGACAAGAATGGTTTGACAAATACATTGATAAGTCCAAATTACAGAAGAAGCAATAGGTATTTGTGAATATTTTTTATTTTGTCTATCAAATTGACAACAATGTTTATGTAACATTTGATTGCTTAGTCGCTATCACTTCCATTTATGCTTGGGTCATCGGATTCTTCAAACTTTATATTTGGAATATGTTGTTAAAATTTAGTAATGCATCATCTAAACACTTTGTGAGGAAATGCTATATAGAACGGATGATCTATGACATATTATACAAACATTACCTTTATGGACGAGATTTAGGACATCTTAAGGAAATGATATTAGTCCAAAGGTATTATCAAGATTATTTTCATGATGAAAACATTGTTATCAATATTGAATATGCACAAAACTATTACCCTTGTAAATGTACTATCACAACCTTCAAAGGTTCATCTGTTATTATTGAAACATATTTGAAGAAACCATGCAATCGTGAAACACTCATGTGTGAGAAACGCATCATCAATAATGGCAATGTAAAATACTATTCCAAAATCAACGAGTTTACGAAAGAAAATGTATGGAAAGAAATTACATCAAATACAATTTAGGTATCAATCTTTATTGGCATTACAGCAATGAACCGAAAAAATATACTAAAAGGAACATATAATAGAAAATACTATATGAAGAAAATACAAGATTTACAAGGACTAAAAATCGGCGTTGTAAATGTTAAATGATGGAAAAAAAATGATATAAGATTATATTTGATATACTATCTTAGTTCAATTTCAACCTTTGATACCTATTTCCTCGATGACTTCCGATAGCAGATTTCCAACAAATCTTAGTGAGCTTATTGCAGATACTTATAAAGAATATGATGAAAGAAAGGGTGAGACATATGCCAACTGTCTTCTTAGCGTATTGAAAAGGTATCATTTGTGGCCCAGTATGCAAATCAAGAAGTTCAAAGGAAGAACTGATATTGTATTGTTACATAATACATATAAGAGGAATGATGTGGCTGCGTATAAAGAACTTTATAATCAGTGTAGAAGTGTCATTCTTGATTTCAGTCTGTCTGTGAATAATAACATTGTTGTTACATATGCCAACAGTATTCCAGACAGAATTAATTATGAGACGTATATGAATATGCTGTATAATCCTCAAGATAGATATTATGAGGCGTATGATGGTACCATGATTACTGTTTATAATTATAAGGGTGAATGGCATTTCGGAACTACTAGTTGTCCTGATGCAAATAGTTCAAGGTTCGCACACCCTACAAAACGACATGGAAATATGCTAGATGAAATCTTATTTGAATATTATAGAAATTGTTTTACACCAGAAGATATACAGTCTGAAAATCCAGCAATAATTTCTGAGAAGATCAGAAACATGTTTACTACCAATTTGGATCCTGCAATGGCTTATGAATTCTTAATAGTTAGTCACGATAATCATCATATTATTGACTATACACCAGTATTTGGTACTAATTACAAAGTCTTGTTTCATATTAACACAAAACAAAGAGAAACTCTCATTGAAAATGATATCAGTATGTCAGTAATTCCTAATCTTGTTAATCTAGGTGTTAAGTATCCTTTGCAATTTGGCAATATTCAAGAAGCTTATGAATATATGAATGCAACTGCTACATGCTATGGTCTTATTGTGAAGAAGGTAATCAACTCTGAAATAAAGGTATATAAGATTTCAACAGACAAGATCAATTTCCGCGAAGAAACAGATCCATGCAATCCAAATGTTTGGATAAATATGCTAACAGTCTATATGAAAAACAAGGCAGATTATCATGTCAATGATTATATCAGTCATTATGCCTCAAATATTGAGTTTCCTGTAGATAACAATGGTAAGACACTTGACCCTACATATCTTATACATACTGCCATTTCAACTATAAAGGACAGTCTATTTAATCTTTACGTAGCAACTACTAATTATTACCCTAAATACAACAGATTTAAGATGAATAAAGAGCTTGATAAACAATTTCCCCCTATTATTCAATATCATTTGGCGCAACTAAGAAATCAGCAAGTATCTGCGTACAAGGAAAAGATGATTACTCCCAGCAATGTATATTATTATCTGTGTCAGTGTAATAATGTGAAGAATATCAAGACACTTATTCAGTTCTTTGCATCCAATTCTATTAATGAAATGCCTCCAAGAACAGCTATGTGTTTCACTGTGCTAAATAGTCTGCTTTCATAAAATTATCTCTCAATAGAATAAGAATGTTTGATTTTACTACACAAGCCTGGATATACCTGATTATAGGGTTTATTGCAACTATTACTGCACTTGGTATGTCAATATACAAGGATGGACCTGGATTATATATTATAGCATATGTACTTTACTTTTTAATATTATTATTGGGGGCATACAATATAACATGTCTAACTGTAGGTGAATGTTATACTTGGAGCTGGGTATATACTATTTTGACTACATTGCCTATGCTTTTGGTTATGGGTTTATCAATATACACAGCGGCCGCTGGCAATCCTCAAAATACAAATGTACCTGTAAAGAAAGTATAAAAATCAAGTCCTTGAAGAAAAATAAAAAGATTTTCTTCTAATAGAAAAGAAACAATAATGGATCTACTCAAAAGTTTTGGATCAGGTACTAGAAAACGAGTAGTAGCAAAGAAGCCAGTTGCAAAGAAGCCAGTTGCAAAGAAGCCTAAGTCTCCTAGAAGTATGTCACAGCATAAACGAAGAGGGGGAGATGCTGAAGAGGAGGAAGTAATTGAAGAGAATGAGATGGAAGGAGGAGCCCGTAGAAGAAGAGCCCGAAGACCTCGCAAAGTAATTAGAAAGCCTAAGTCTCTTAGAAGCATGTCTCCTCGTAGCAGAGGAGGTGCTGAAGAGGAAGAAATTGAAGAGGAAGAGATGGAAGGAGGAGCCCGTAGAAGAAGAGCCCGAAGACCTCGCAAAGTGATTAGAAAGCCTAAGTCTCTGAGAAGCATGTCTCCTCGCAGCAGAGGAGGTGCTGAAGAGGAAGTAATTGAAGATGAAGAGATGGAAGGCGGAGCCCGTAGAAGAAGAGCTCGAAGACCTAGAAGAGTGCTTGCAAAGCCTAAGTCTCTTAGAAGCAAGTCTCCACGCAGCAGAGGAGGTGCTGAGGAGGAAGAGATGGAAGGAGGAGCCCGTAGAAAGGCTGCAAAGCATCATAAAAAACTATCAAAATATATTTCATATGTCAAGACAAGAATGTGTGATCTTAAGAAGACAGATCCAACACTCCCTGCAATTGAAAAGATGAAAAAGATTGCAGCTGAATGGAATGCTAAGAAGAGAATGTAAGTGTTAAACAATTATTTTTTAAATTTTTTATCTATAAAAACATAAAAAATGATATATAGAGTATTACATTTTATTCATATAGTATAGAATGTTCCGCAATTATTCATTTGACCCTAAGGATGCTTCAAACAGCCACTCTTTTGAGATACATAATATAGATCTTGCTATAGTAAATGGTATTCGTCGGACTATTTTGACTGACATACCTATTCCAGGCGTCATAGGAGAGGCATTAGATAATGAAGAGCCTACTGTAAATATTCTTGCTAATAACGGAGCTCTTCATAATGAAATCATAACACATCGCATAGGGCTGATCCCCATTTGCCTAACAGAAGATGAAATAGAAAATTATGAAGACAATTCAATCAAGCTTGAACTCAATGTCAAAAATGAAGGCAACAAAGTAGAAAACATAACAACAAAACATATTAAGGCAACACGCAATGACAAACCTATATCAGATAAGGAATTGTCTAGCATATTTCCTGCAAACAATACATCAAAGGATCATATTCTGATAACCAGATTACGTGCAAATGAACATCTTCATTTCAAGGCAGATGTAGTGAAGCGCACAGGCAGACATAACGCATCTTTCAATCCAGTATCCCTGTGTAATTTCTCATATATTCAAGACCCTGCTGAAGCATCTAAGAAACAAGGTGTGCTTGACAAAGAAAGGTCTTACTATAAAAATAAATATGGAGACGCTATTGCATTTAAGTTTGATGTCGAGCACATTAATCCCCATGTTAACCCCAGATATCTAATACCTAAATCAATAGATATCATTATTGATAAGCTAAATAAACTCAGGGAGCAGCTTATCAATATAGAAAATGCATCCGATGTGAAAATACAGCAATTCCAAGATATTGAGAATACATTTGAGTTCTTAATAGATAATGAGGATGACACATTAGGTAACATTATACAATCATACATACACAGCAAGTACATTAGAGAAAATAACAAGTTCAATAATGCTATTGCTTGTATGTATATTGGATACATTTGCCCGCATCCATTGAAAGCTCTCATGATTTTGAGGATTACTCTTGAAGATGAAACAAGTAAAGCAGTTTTCATATCATTCTTGGAGGCTAACTGCAAACATATTACAGAAGAACTCATTACAATCAAGACGGAATGGAACAAGTTCATCTCCATGTAATTCATCATCTGATACCATTATTTTTGTAAAAAATATAATATATTTTCTTTTCTATGTCAGTAGTAAGAAGAATAGATGTCTGTACCTGAGGATTTTATCATAGAAGACGAGGAATTAGATGAAATAGAATATCTTGAAATCCTCAGTCTAGATGAAATTATCAAAGAGAACCCTTCTTTTATAGCTCTATCAAGGGATGAAATCTATCATACATTGTATGAACTCTTTAAAAATAAAAGGAAGGCAGATGACATAACGCAATTGTTTTACGATGTTATCAATAACAATAATGAGAAACTTGGAAAATTGAAAGATTATTCACACTATATTTTCAAAGCTGATGCCGAAAAACAAGATTATACGGAAATGGATAAGGAGGCTGATACAGATTATTTTAATGGTTTAGAAAAACTCAATACAACACGATATAGGGATGCTAAGAACAAATATTTTTTCTCTTTAAAGTATGATGATGCTTCTAAACACCTGCGGTTTAAACCTGCATCACAAGATACATCTATTGTATTAGAAATACCTACAGGGACTAACGATCACCCTATATATTATCCAGTGTATCCTGCAGATGATGTGAATGTCCCTTTGATAGCGGCATACTACAAAATCCCAACAGCAACTATAAATGATTACATTTACAATAAGATAACAGCACATTTATTTAATAGCAAGAATGTCAATTATCAATCATCAGAACAATATACGTCTATTAATACATTGGTATTGCATACCAAACCTCCTATTGAAACAGTTATACAGTACTTGAAAGACTGTTTTGAACTGGATTATAATCATTTAAATAACGTTTTGAAACGCTTTGGATATTCTTTAGATTTTATCAATGTTGCAGACTTTGATAAACTTTGTATGTATATGACATCTATTGTATCGGAAAAAGAAAGGGTAACTGTAAATAGAGCCTTCAAAATAAAGAAACCAGAAATTCTGAATAAAAAATTAGCTTTTTTTGATAAATTAACCACTACTGTAAAGCTATTGAAGCTATCTGAAAAAACGGTGGATATGCTGACAAATCTCAAGGCAGCTCTGGACGACCAAGCATTGAATAAAGTTCAAGATGATTTAGATATACCTTCTTTCAACATACACGACATTATAAGTCAAATAAATGCAGACAATATGACATTAGAACAAGTTATAGCCAAGATACAAAATATTAAACATAGTTTAAACATTGCACATGGTACTAAGACCATCAATAGTTTGCTTGAAACACAAGATGTCATTGAGGATATTCTCAATGAGTATGAAAGTATGAAGGCTAATTTTGAATATGCCAGACAGCATACATTTGACTATGACAAAGATGGGAAGAGTTTTATAGTATATTATAAAGAATTGCATGAGATATTAGAAGGTGGTAATGAGGATAACTATGAAGGTATTCCTGAAATCCTCAAAAATAATGCATATGAAGCTTTTGAAGATATGGATAACGTTGTAACTGATGTATTTGGAAATATACAAGAAGAAGGAGATACTACTGGCAAAGGTAAGAAAAATGATCTGGAAAAGTACTGGTTAAATCTACAGTTCAAAGATGATATTGGATTTGTAGAGATTTTGAGAATATTGTTACCAATGATTGGAAAAATTGAGAAGATTGCAGCATTGCCAATAGACTATCATTTATTATGTGCTGAACTTTTCAAAACATACAGAGGAGTATCCACAAAATATAATGAGCTTCAAAAAGCATTTGATGACAAAGGCGTAGTTCTCAGTTCGCATGTTATTGGTGACATTGCAAAGGTATCACCATATGTGTCATTTTATGTGGATTTGAATATGGGGGCTGAAATTAAGAATATTATTGTAGAGGTCAACAAGAACTATGCCAAACAGTTAAATGACATATTCTGTTTGGCAATAGCTTGGTGGTCTATTGATATACAGGAAAGAATACTTGCAAACACTCTTTTCATTGATGATAATGCATTGAACCCTGCATATATTGACAAATGGTATGCTTATGGTATGCCAATACAAGCCAAGGAAAAGAATGGTGTATTACCTTATTTGTCACATATCATCATTGATATGCTGAAAGAGAGCAATGAATATGTGTTATCTGAAAATATACAAATAGATGCTCTAAAAGTCATTGAAAATGATTTTAAAGCTACAATAACAGAATTGAGGAAAACCCATGAAGCTTTTAAAGAGAAAAAGAAGGTAGAACAAGGTATCATAGCACAAAGAAATATGATAGAAAATATTAAGAACAAGAAATTTGACAAGATAGCAACAGATTTCATCAATGCCCTCTTATATATGCCAGGTGTTAACTATAAGAAAGTTCACAAGTTCTTACTAGGATGTTGTTTGCAAAAGATAGACAAGGATTTCAAAGCAGACAATGATCTTATTACAGCCTCACGCAAAGATCTTTTGGATATTAAAAAGAGATTTGCTACCAGAAAGGAGACAAACAAAAAACGATATGTGCGATATAATCCTATTGGAAAGAAACCTGATTTTGAAAGAGAAACAGAAGATATTTCAGAGATCACATATATGAAAATAGAACCATATGTTTACACCATAGCTAACAATAATCAAATCATTGACAGATGGCTTGATACCATGTATGACAAAAGCCCTTTGTTACCAAATGCTATTATAGATGAAATCAAGAATAATCCACGAAAATTAAACGAACATATTGAGAAGCACATCAAGATCATGCAGACAACTGCCAGGAATAGAGATAGCGAGCTTGTCAATCTTTTTATAGTTGGAAAGATGAATTATAAACTGCTATTGAATATGTTGTTAAGCATTTCAAAACTCTTAAATACAACAAATGACGATGATGACAATGCCAAAAAACTTGTGAAGTTATCGATTGATAGTATTAAAAATATTATTCCTATGCTGAATAAATTGAATAGAGTCTATAATGAAGAAGTCAGACAGGATATTGATAAAATAAATGCATATGTGGTGTCGCGAGCCATGTGTTTACCAAGCAATCCAGAACTTAATGTAAATAATTATCTTATTGCTATGGTGCAAATGCCTGCAAATTTCATAGAGGATAATACTAAGAGAATATATAATGAAATGGTAAATATTCTCAAGTTTGCTAAGTTTCCTACTATGGTAGAAAATATTGAGTTTTTAAACAAAAAACGCGAGGAGAATAAACAGCAGAAATTGAGTATCCTCAATAATAAAACTGTAGAAGAGAATCAGTTAATAAGTAATTTAAAGAAGGCTGGTATAAAGCACAACTTAATGCAGATGGAATTAGATGAGATCCAAGAAGAAAGGAATGTGAATGATGATATATACCAAAATGATGAAAATGCTGATGTTTCGCGAGGAGAAAATGATTTCAAGATGCATCAGGAAGATTATGACGATGATGAAACCATGGATGCTGAAGATATGGGTTTTATCTACAGCAGATAAAATGCATGTGCATTTTTGAAAAATATATTGTAATCAAATAGAGCATGGTCGAATTAAAATCATATTGTGATAGAGTTATCTTTTGGCCCCAATATGGTCCAACATGCTGGTTTAATGCTGTGCTAATATCGGTGTTTTACAGCCAGCATAGTAGAAACATGTTGTATAAGAAGTCTGCTGAATGGGATCAAAAAATAGAGTTTTATCGTATGCTAAGGTTTGTATTGAAGCACAAATATTTTAGGAGCAAAAACCCTGAAAAGGATTTCAAGTTTTTTGATGCCATGAAACCAGAAAATGTTTTGCAAATGATACATAAAATAAATCCAAAGTATGCTACTGAAAATATGGGAACGCACGGAGGATGGGCTAGTATCATTATATCCAAGTTATATAAACTTCTTGGTATAGAATGTCTTATGTTTGAAGTGCAAGATAAAAAGTTGCTTTATGATAGGAGAAATCATCTTTTATTGGGTAAAAAAACAGACACTAACAATTTTAAAGCTATTCCAAAAGTAAAGCGTGCAGATTATATTACAAATAAACTAAATAGAATCAAATCTCCTTCTGTAATTATTATTAATTTGGAGAGCAAAAAAAACAATCATCAATGGTTTTACAATATGCAGAAACAGTATGAAATACCTATAACACAAAAGAATAAAAATTTGTTGTCCTTAAAAGACATAATATTTTATAACGGAGAAGAATATGTTTTAGATTCAGTTATGCCAATAAACTGGAATATAGGTGACAAAAATACTGCTGATGCAAATAATATTATACAAGGGCACCAAATAGCTGGGATAACATGTGATAATGAAAAGTATGTATATAATGGTTGGACTAGATTTACTGAAGACAATGCTATGAAACACGCTGCGGGCAATACAAACACAGTTCAACACAGGCCTTGCGAATTGATGAAATTTCCTTGGGATATAAAGACTGATAAGGACTTCTGTATAAACATAAAAAATTGTAATTTACCCAATGCAACACCAAATGATCGCAAAACAAAACTATGCTTTTCATTTGGTAAAGGTTCAAGAACGCTCGTGTATATAAAAAAGAATTATGTATCACATAATCTACAACAATCCTTAGTAAATGTACCTGATTATCAATCATTTGCTGATTATCGCAGTACTATATATAAGCAGTGTCCTATAAATAAAATTCGAAATCCAGCTACAAACCGTTGTATTAATAATAAAACTGCTGTGAAGAAGAACTTAATAAAGCCTACCAAGCTGAATGATAAACCTAAGCCTAATAATAAAAAGCCCAAAGAATGTCCTGAAGGAAAAATAAGGAATCCTATGACAGGACGGTGTATTAAAGATCCGAAACGAAAGACCATTGATAATAATGATAAAGTTAAAAAGCCTAATAAAAATGTACTCAATAAAAAGCCCAAAGAATGTCCTGATGGAAAAATAAGGAACCCTATGACAGGCAGATGCATCAAATCTCCTTATCAAAAAGCACTAGAGAAACATGCAAAGAAACTTGCCAAGGAATTACAGAATAGGTAGTAAAAAGGCACATATTTAATAGGAAGAGTAACGAGAGTAACGTGAGTAACGTGAGTAACGTGAGTACATAATTGATTTTATTTTAGATTTTCAAAAACTTTTTGTAATTTATATTTTATTTTTAATTATGTACTTTCGTTACTCTCGTTACTTTCGTTACTCTCCCTATTTTTTTTATTTATATTTTATTATCTATTGCATTTTATCCTATTCACGAGTATGCTAATATGATAAGACATATGATATTTATTGACATCAAAATGGTATTGATAACAAACACAATATCCTTATATTTTTTGAGTTTATTTTGGATCATTGATTGAGCATTGGGGTCGCATTCAAATGGTATGTATATATCTCTTACTATAGCCTTCTTATAACAATAACTTGAAGATATGATGTCAGACAAGTAGTTGCTATGAGCTATCAACCCTATTATATTCGTTTTCTTCTTGTTATTTTTGTTATACATAATGGTATCCAATAGTATTCTGTAAAATCCTCCAAGGTGTTTCTGAGATATACAGCGATGCTGATAACATTTGCATTGTACCAATAGTATATCATTATTTGTCAGCTTGGCTACTATGTCTATTCCAGTATCAAGTAGCATCTTGAACCTCATATTCTTTTCACCTGTCTTATACCTTTCCTTGATATTCATAACATCATCATCAAGGATCAAAGATGATTCTACAAACAAATGGTAAGGAACATTCTTCCACAAATACGCTTCCTTGATATCATAAAATTTATGCAGCATTCCCAAAACATATTGTTCGTATTCATAACCTTTTATGTAATTATAATCAATGTATTTTATGTATTCTAACAAAGTCATCTGATATCATATACACAAACATAACAGACTATTTGTCAATTTTTACGAAAATGATATAAAAAATACTTTAGTATATATACTTATCACGTTATTTCCTATTTATACCATGTTTTGCAGCAGAACACCATCATCTTCAGTTATTGAAACAAACGAATTACAGACCATCCAACAACTAAATAAACAAGTTTGTGACACACAAAGGCAAGCTCAAGTATCTTGTGTACCAACAACCCAAGTACAACAAGTATACTATCCGGTATATCAAACCAGTCAACCTCAAGTAGTGTACGACCTATCATCATATTATTACCCTTATCAACAGCATGTAGATACTTCACAGGCACCTCAAGTACAGCAAGTACAAACCCCTCAAGATGTAGCATCATCGGCACTGCCTTTGCAGTACCCTCAAATCTATACACCGCCTTACTGGGTACCATTGCAAACACTCTATTATGGTCAATTGCAAACACCACAAACACCACAACAATATTATGATGTGTATCCGCAAGTTCAACAAGCCCAACAAGCCCAACAAGCTCATCAAGCCCAACAAGCTCAACAAGTTCAACAAGCTCAACAAGCTCAACAAGCTCAACAAGCTCATCAAGCTCAACAAGCTCATCAAGCCCAACAAGCCCAACAAGCCCAACAAGCTCATCAAGCCCAACAAGCCCAACAAGCCCAACAAGCTCATCAAGCCCAACAAGTCCAAGCAAAAGAGTATTCAGAAGCATCTCAATTGCCTCAAGGATTTCTAGATTTGCCAAAGCTACAACAAATGCTTCAGACAACGCTTTATGAAGTATTGGTACAGGTCATGAAGCAAACAGATCCTCAATTAATTTATCATGTGCTCCCTCAAGTATATAATCAGGTAGTGCAAGAGGTACTCACACAAACTCTTCCTCATATGGTGTCACAATCATACAAGACAGAGCATCTTATGTAATACAAATTATAAAAAACACTCTGATTTCTTTACTAACTCTTCTTTCTTTGGTATGTAGTTATTATTCATAATATCTACATCTTCTTCATTATACTCATCTAGAAGCTTTTTATACAATATTGTTTCTAGCTCAGTTTCAACATATTCATCTTTGACTTGAAAAGTATTTTCTTTACTATTTTTGGTTTCAGCATCAATTTCAGCAGCTTTCATAGGAATAAAGACATCAAAATCAAGCTTATTGGTATTATCAATTGCAGTATAAGGATGTAAAGCTATATTGTCTTCACTTACTACACCAATAATTCGTGCCAAGATAATATTCACATTAACACCGTTGGTAACAGCAACAAACTTGACATGCTTCCCTTGTAATTTGGACTCTCTGTATAAAATCATGTCAATATTAAACATGTAGTAAGATGTGTCATCCAAGTTATACCGTATACGCAATAAGATATCGTGTACTATTTGTATCTCCATCTTGCTATCATAGCTAGGAAGCTCTAGTTCCTTGCTAGCATTCAGTGTAAATGCAATGAACTTGAATATTTTGTTATAATAATCAACTACTTTGTTGATTTCGCCCTCTTCTTTAATATTTTTAGGATTTAACCATTTAGACCATCTACTTCCATCTGTTGCTATGATCAGTTCTTGACAATTACTTTTAAAAGCTGACTTCAATTTTTCATTATAGCTCTTGTTGTCATATTCATAGTAATAAGCGTTTTCTGCCTCGGCTTTCACCTTGACGTCATAAGGAATACTTGAACTTATGCTATGTCTGTTCCAAGGCAAGACACCAACATTTGTATATTGTATCCTGGTATTAGCAGGCTTGTACTTAAACTGATTGTTATAATCAACAAAGTTGTCTCTTACAATATATACCAGGTTTTTATGCATGACAATATAGAATATTATAACAACTAAAATAATTGTAATTATTTTGATGGTTAATAATATTTTATTCATATACTCTATCATTTTTACACATAATTATTTATCTATTCTATTCTGTAATCTAGTAAAGATATTATGGTATCTACATCAGACTTTTTCCTATCTTCAAAGTCGTTGCTAAATACATAATCAGGTCTCTCCTTATTCGAACAACAGTCTAAATCTTTTACATCATCACAACCATAACACATTGGTTTATTTAACCCAGTATCATCATATTTAGTGTACCCTAATCTTTTCACACCTACGGGAAACTCACAAAAACCTTTGTCGCAACCACCTCGTTCATTTGGATAATTTATGTTTGCCTGATAATAAGGACAATCAGTATTTACCTTGCATTGTTTATCCCAAAGACTATAGTATGTCTTTGTAGTTCCATCCGCATTATAATAAGAATTGCACTCGTATTTATTATGACTTATGTTTATATTTCCATAACAACTAAAACCTGTCCCTGCCTCTTTTGATACATAATCTTCTGGTAGATTCAACCTCGTGATGAACCTTTCAATACTTTGTACGTTCTCTATTATCTTATAATTCATCATAGGTATCAATACATTGCTTGCATCATTAACATAAGTTCTTCTCAGTTCATCGTTGAAAAAATACCTCATACTCTGATAAGTTTCTTTCAAAAATGGGTAATATGGCTTCATTCTATCCAAACTAACATCTTTGAATCCATTCTTAAAATATAGGCAGTTATCAATAAATGCCATATAATCACTTCCAATTACAGCATATGTCATGCAATAATCAAAAGTCTTATTCGTACTATTTAAATCATCTAAAACTATCTTCTTGATAGCAATTTTAGCAACGTCCAACCTATAGCCCTTTACAAGAGCTTGTATGAATAAATAATCACTTGTATAAAGGTATGCAACTGTTTTCCCCTCCAAGTTCCAGATGCAATCATCAGCCATTAATTTTGTGTAAGACAGACATATGAATATACCATCCTTGTATTCGCTGGTATTTTTCACGTTGTTGAATACATAGTAGTCTATGTAAGGATCTGTATATAATATTATTTTGTTGCCATCTACATCAATTATATTTCTATCAATCATGTTGTTTGTTTTTATACTATCTATAATCTTGGTGTATTCAGTATTGTCTACTTGCATTATGTTCTTATTTTCACTACTAATATTCAAACTGTTATCAACTACAATATATTTAGTATCTGCAAAACACTCCCTACATGTCACATGTGAAATCTTCCACACGATAAAAAAGAATAGGATTGTCAGAATAAAAGATATTATTGCTATAATAGCAAACATTTTCTTCCCTTAATAAAATAGTATAGAATAAAGAATGTTTCAGCGCAAAATTACACTTCTTATAACAATATCTATCTACATATTATTTGTAGGTCTATTATTTGTTTTACAACCGGCAATGATGTTTGACAAAGAAGGCAATATCAAACAGTTTAATTTTAACTGGGTTGATGATACAACATTGATTCCATTAGTCCTTGCACTTCCTCTGCTTGCAGTTGTTATATATTTACTAGTCTTGGTTGTAGAAATGATTATGACATAAAGCTATCAAGCATAACAGGCATTATGGAAATATGTTATGAAGATGAAGCAATCATCAAAACATTGTGTGCTAATCAGCAGATATATACAAGTATATTGAATTGGCTCAAACATTTTAACTATAATACACGAATATCTGAGAAAAGTTGTATTATCATATCAGGACAACCTTGTATTGGTAAGACTTATTCTGTCGAAAAAATATGTTTGCACTTGAATGCTGATGTAACTATCATAGATAATACTAAATGCTATAATTCGTCTCAGTTAAAAGATATTATATTTAAGACTATAACATCGTCAATGGTACAAATATTAACAAACAATATACGCAAAAAAATTATTGTAATTGATAATTTTGATTCGATGTTTGTCGCAGATAAAACCATTAATAGTACCTTATTGAAACTATTGACTGAAAAAAAACTAAAGAATATACCTATAATATGCATGACTAATTGTGATATTCTCAAAAAAATGGGTGATATTAAGAAAATATGCAAGGTATATGAATTGGCTACTCCTACAAAGCAAGATATAACTGATTTACTGAAGCTACATGACATATCTATGAGTAATATCAAAATATTATATGACGAGTATCAAGGCAATTTGCAGATGATATTCCAAAATATAGACAGTATCAAAAACCTCAAGTCACGACAGTCAGGACAGTCACGACAGTCACGACAGTCAGGACAGTCAGGACCATGTGACACACAGTTTGAACTTATCAACCTATATGATATGGCATTTTCACGAGAAAAGTCTCGTAGACTGATAGATACAGATGTATGGTTAGTTCCCCTCAGATTTCACGAAAATCTCATACACGAATTATGCAACCGCAGCATGCCTTTAAACAAAAAGAAGATAGTTTACAAAGAGTTTATGCATATATTATGTATTTATGATTATTTTATGTGTAAAAATAACATTGAATGTGGTATAGAAACATTTATTACTGCAATATACTTGGTCTCAATGCTAAAGTACAAGAAGAAAGATGTATCTAACATGGATAATTTTACTAAGATATTGAGCTATTTGTCCTTGCAAAAAAAATATGTAAAAGCATCCTACAATTCTACATTTCCATTGTATCAGATATCAAATTATCATATTAGTTTGACAAATAGAAAATTTATTTACTTTAATTAGATAGACAATAAATATGGCTGATGGAATAAAAATGGATGTACTAGATAGACCAGCAGAAATGGCAAATAAAATGGTTGATAATGGTGCAAATGTTGTGAATAACACTGCGAATATGACTACAAATGCCTTCAATTCTGGTATGCAAAGTGTATCGAATAGCACAGAAGCTATTAAAGAAACATTAGCTCCTTATTTACAAAATACATCTACTGTATTATATGGGCTTATTATACTTGCATTACTAGCACTTATAGTTGGATATTTCCTATATGTTCTGATAACAGACAATGTTATATATCAGCAAAGGGTGCTTGTAGAAGGCACAGAAGCTCCTATTATATGTAATGAAATGTCAGAGTTCAAGATAACACAGCATTTGAGTAATACTAATGGAAAGCGTCGTACATATTCTTTCTGGATATACATAAATGATATTAACAAATATGCAGGGGACCAGTATCGCCATATAGCACATATTGGTTCAGATCACAAATCAATTGTAGATTCATCGCCATATATTGTATTAGATAAGGTCTCAAACAAGATACACGTACGATTGGCTCCATCAGATGATAAGACTGTCTTAAAAAACAAGATAGAGTATAAGTTAAATGATATAGATAACATTGAAACAGAGCTTTTGCAATATGGTAACAAGAAATGTGGTTTTACCATTGAGTATGTTCCCATACAAAGATGGGTGCATGTTGCATTTGCTTTGACTGATAATAACAATGGTGCTATTTACATCTATATTGATGGAGAACTGACACAAATCAAAGAATATAAACCAAATAGTTTTGAGATGAATATAGCAGACCTCAAACTAGATAATAAGGGCGACCTCTTTGTAGGTGGTAACGCAAATGATACAGCAAATGGTGTTACTGGATTTTCAGGTCTGATATCCAAGTTTACTATATATAATTATGATTTGAATCAGAATGATATATTCAAGGAATATAATAGCGGGCCTTTTAGTGGTATGCTTACTGCTTTAGGACTTGGTGCTTATGGGTTGAGAAGCCCCATTTATAAATTGAATAGCACATCTTGAAATATATTTTCCTATGTTTAGAATAGAGAGTTTATAATGTTCGAAGATAGTCCATTAATTCAAGTAATTGCATCACTGATTATACTACTATTGATGGGATATTTTGCATATAACATTTATTTAATTGAATTTGAAAAAATGTTGAAGAGTTCATCTGATGTGAAGAGAGAAGTAAATATTATTGATGGTATATACGACTATACAACATACACAGAGATGCAATTCAATACAATAGATGAAACAAAGGATACATATTTAGATATTAATCCATCCATCAATCAAGAAGGTGGTGCGGAATATTCATATAATTTCTGGTTGTATACTGATACAACAACCCTAACAGACAAAGATAAAGATATTGTACTGTTCTTTAAAGGTGAGAAGATCCTGTTCTCTAGTTCTCAGAATTACAATTGCTCTACTATAAATGCAGCTTCCAAGAAAAATGTGACTGTACTAATCAAGAACCCTTTGGTGAAATTGAGAGGAGATGGAAAAGCAATGGTCGTAGAGTTTAATAATATCTATAATCCAGACTCATATCAACATGCAAGTAAATATGTTAATTGTGAGAATATAGATTCTGGTTCTTGGGATAACAAAAACAGAAACTTATTGGGAATATATGATTTGAATTTCAACAAAAAATGGTTTATGGTAACAATTGTTATGAAGGAAGTAGCTGATGCGAATAATATCTTAATGAAGAACAGGGCATCATGTAAAATATATATTAATGGTATAAATGTTTTGGATAAAAAGGCTGAGACGTTATATAACGGCAGAGCCCAGTCAGCTACCTTCAAAAACAACAAATCTCCTTTTTACATGAATCCTGTATTCACAAAAAACTCTTCTGGTGATGCTGATGTAAAAACTGAAATGAAGAGATATAAGACGGTGAGTGATTTGCAAGAAAATACCTTGCAACTTGCTGACTTGAAATACTATAATTATGCTTTACCTGATACAAAGATATTAGAATTATTAAGCAATGGTTTCGGTAAGAAAGCAGCTAAGAAAAATATCAAAGATAAGGCTGTTAACTATCATCAAGTTTCATCAGCTGAAATGCAATTACAAGAGGTAAAAGAGATATAAGTACCTCTCACCTTTTGTATACATGTAAATGCCACCTAGAATATCGCTCACAGAATTATATTCTATGAAAGACAAAAAAGAGCAAATTAAGCACGCAACATTTGACAAAATTATAGAAACATGCCATAGCAAGATTAGGAAAACTGCTCTCATAGGAGGTATGAATATATTTTTTGAAGTGCCATATATTGTGCTTGGTGCCCCTTTATACAAGATAGAAGATTGTGTTAATTATGTCTTGAATGCACTTCGAAACAATGGTCTTTACGTGCAAGTACTACCACACCCAAATACAAATATGTTGTATGTGTCTTGGAACCCCAGTGATGTCACATACAAGAAACAGCTTGGATATACAAATCCTGGTAATTTTCCTATGAATATGTAGAAAGATATTCTTCGTATGTATCTGCCACTATGGTATCCCATTCTGTTATGTAATAAGTATAGCCAAGCATTGTAGGTATGATTATGTAATCATCAATCATTTTTTCTCTATATGGTTTAATGCATCATATATATTTCGCAAAACTTTGGTACTAGAGAATAATTTAGAAACAAAAAATAATACCTTATATCTAGAAGAATGAGCGAAGACGCGCTGAAAGAATACAGAAGGCTTAGATTCCTAGGGATGTCTGTGTTTGATCTTGTGCTTACCCTGATAGGTACACATATCATTCACACCGTAAGCTGGATGTATCTAGTATCTGAGAAGAATAAAACAATCATGATATACATATTTTCATTCATGGTATTATTTATCATTATGATAACGATAGGCATTGTAATGCATATGATATTTGGTGTAAAAACTGTTATGTTAGCCTATTTAGGCCTAAATGCTATGCCTGAGATACCTAGGTAAAGTTTTCAAGAAATCTCTGTATTTAGATGCTACAGATTGCACAGATGCTCTTTTTTCAGGATCTATGAATGCTACAGGTAAAAGTACATCTTTGTAAAACATATCAATCACATGATTGTATTTTGCATCCCTGAATTTATATTGTTCTATTAACTCCATAATAGTAAAACATAATTTATATGCATCATGATATATAAGGTTATGTCTAATTATAGCCTCAATTTGTGATTCAGAAGAATTCATTATTTTTTCAAACAATTTAATCAATTCACTCTTATACAAAATGATATTATCATTGTATAAATAATATACAAGCAAATCCTTGAAATGTTTGTGGATATGATTTAAGTTGTGCTCATATGTACGTTTGAATATATTAAAAAGTTCTTGATTGCTTTTTGCATGATGTTTATATTTTATTATTACATTGTTTGCTACTATTTCTGGTAGCAAATAAATATTTTTGATGATATGAAATATTTTCAAATTAATATTCTTTATAAATCCAGATATCCCGAAATCTATAAATACCAGCTTATCAGAGTTTCCATTTTTGGGAGGAATATAAATAATGTTATCTGCTTTTATATCAAGATGAACGAAAGAGTTTCTGGTGTACCTTAAAACCCCTTTTACTAAATTGAAACATAGACCAAGTACCTTTTGAATGCCAAACTCGTTACGTCCATGATATTTGTGCAGATACTGTAAACTTATACCTTCATCACTGTATATGATTTGATACACTTCCGCAACATTGTCTCTCAGATATTTTTCTATATTTTGACACCCCTTTATTTTTTGTCGCATCTTTTTCATGTCATCATCACCACTTTCAAATAACTGCTTCAAATCAAGACGATCTAAAATAGAATATCCTTCAATTGTGATTGAAGAAGAGCTATTATCTATTTTATTAGCTATTAATGTATTTCTTATTTCAAGTCTGAAATCATGTTTATTTATCATCAGTTTAAAAACTTCACCCATACGCCCTTTATACAATTTATTGTTGATTTCATTTGTAGAAAGAATAAAAGGGCCTCTTATCACACAGCCAAAACTCCCTTCGCCTAATTTATGGTCTGTTTCTTCTTCTAAGTCATTGTCGTCTTCATTCATTTCAGGTATGTCTTGTGGATATTTCCTATCATATGGATAATATCTAGGTGCCCTAATGGTAGCATAATCTATTGGTCTTCTATATGGAGTATTACGCGCTTTTTGTATTTGCAGGGAACGTGGCATTGGATAATGCTTCATATCATGATGTGATCTATTCAAGCGTTTTTCTGGTATTTCCAAGTCAATATATTCTTCTTGGTTTTGCAACGTTTGTGATATAGTTCTATGCATGCTGCTCTATTATAATATCTGGAATAAAAAGATTTGATACAAAAGAAAGATACATAAAAAATGATTGTCTAAATGAATATAGACAAGAGTGACAAACAATGATTGACGTATACACTGATGGTTCTTGTATCAACAATGGATTTGCAACTGCAAAAGCTGGATATGGGGTTTACTTTGAAGTTGACGACCCTAGAAATGAATACGGAGTAGTTATAGGCAAGCAAACAAACAACACCGGGGAGCTTACAGGATTCATAAGAGCTCTAGAAATATTGGAAGTGGATATCGCGAGAGGAGTAATTGTCAATGTTTACACTGACTCTGAATATGTTATGAAATGCATGAAATCATATTGTGAAAAACTTTCAAAAAATGATTGGAAGACTGCGAATGACAAAATACCACCCAACAGAGAGCTTCTGAAAAAGGCATATGCAATTTATCAACCAAATAAAAAAACCATACATCTACATCATGTGAAGGCACATACAGATGCAGAAGATAAGCACTCTATAGGCAATAGGGAAGCTGACCGGTTGGCAAACTTGGCTGTCGGAGTCACATCAGTCAAGCCCTCTTCTATAAAGCATTATTTAGATATTGGATATGATTGCAAAGATACAGTAAAAGAGCTAGGAGCTAAATGGGATATCAAAGAAAAAAAATGGTATTACACAGATGATATATCAGATGATAACAAGCGGGCTATCAATCTCATAGAACTCGCTTGTACGACAAATAAGACATTGGTTCCAATCATAGAAGAAAAGAATGACGAAGTCAAGGTATATTTGAAAATCCCATTCAAAAATAAGGATGCTGCCAAGAAGTTAGGTGCTAGATGGGATGCTGCTGTTAAGTCATGGTATTATATGTCGAGCATGCAAGAGAGTAAGATAGATAAATTAAGGCAACTGGAAGATATCTAGGAACCTAAAACCCGCTCTATATATTTCAGATTAATAGTGGGTAGCTTGGGACTGCACTCCCACAAGTGTGTTTTTAAGAAAGTCTGTATTTTATATTTTTCAGGGTACATATGATATAATCCAGCATAAATATCATCCATGTATTTTTGATGCTCTTTTTTCATCAAGCACTTGCTTTCTTTTGGTAGCACAATTAGCAGCTGTATGTAGCTGGGAACAAACGAGCCTATTTTACTTATGACTGGTGGATTATTAGCAATGGAATGGTTTGCAATATCCTTGATAGATGGCGCATAATTATAAGGGTAATACCAGTTATAGTCTAGTTCATATTTTTTATAATATGCATGTATCCAATAGACGCCTTTGATATAATTTTCACAAGCATTGAATACTACAGTGGACGACAATGTTATGTTACAATCGAACAAGCCTTTATAATATTCGTGGCGCCATTTTGTTGGATTATTGTATATATTATTAGCAACTGGATCCCTATGTTTAACAGCATACATATCTGATAGATTTGCAGTTTCATGTACTCTTTTCTTAATGTACTTTTCACATTCGTGATGCATGTCAGCATCTTCTGTCTTTGACAAATCAGAAAGTATATAGGATAGGCATGCTTGCTGTATGGCCCCATCTTTTACCAGAAGACCACTATTTGCTATGGCAAACTTGGTGGCTTTCATCAACTTATCCAAACCATTTGTCTTCAAATCTACAGTAGCCAAATGTGGTATGAAATCATTTCCTAATATAGAGCAGGCCATACAATAACTTTCTATCAAATCATTGCATATAGGAGAATAAATATCTTCTATATCTGACGGTTGTATTTTCAATATATTTGCAATATCCCATGATATTGCTAACTCCTTTATAATAGCTCTACGCAAGTTTTGGACGTTCAGATAATTGCATACTGATGTACCAGTGTGTTGGTCGCTGCTTTCCCGCATAAGATAAATGTTCTTTTTATGAGATATGAGAGATAGTATGATAAGGTCTGCATCTAGACCATGGATAATGATATTTGCATCATCTGCTTCTGATACAAGCTTGTCAAATATCTTATGTTCTCCTTCACCATTTTCATCACTGCCACTATAGACAAACTCTACATTGTGTTTACTATATCTAATTTGTTTTTTCATAAATGAGTTTAGTTCTTCCATGAATTGAGTTCCAGGCGTGATAGCATTTGTATCCCATGCAGATTGAATATTATCCAGCTTATTTTTATAAACTGTCAAATAACGGCGTTTGCGTTGCTGCACCATTTTTGCCAAAGGTGCCACACCATCGGCACAGATAATGATCTTCTTAGCCTGACTAGTCAGCATATAATGTATTATTTTACCCCACAATGCATTGAGAATGCTTTCGTGAATGTTGGAAGCTTTCTTGCTGATTATATCATGGGCTACTGGATGGATTAGGCCATTGAAATCTATGCAATAAGTATCAGGAACAACTGACAATCTATTACTTAAAATATTATTGTATTTTTGTGTCAGCGAATAAAAATAATACGGAATCCCCATTTGAATGTAGATATTGAAATAAGTTTTATATAATAATCATTTTTTATTTTTCTTCTAATAACATTAGAATAACATTAAAACAATATGGCTAGTGTATCGAATGTCTTAGGAGACGTTTTCTTTGGAACACAACAATCTAGATATGCAGCGATTGCATATTTCATCACCATTGCTATTTTGTGCTTTGCTATCTTATTTTCGAGCAGTGGCATCCCTATAGAACAGAGATTGTTAGTTGTCTTATTTATTTTAGTCATCACAATTCCATCTGTACTTTTCTCTTTGTTTGAATTGACTTGCATTGTAACTGGTGGAAACAGAAATACAAGGTGGTGGTGCTATTGGCTGGCTTGGTTCTTAAGCATCATGCTGATTATCTATTGTTTATTCATCATCATATCCCTGTTTTTCTCTATGGCATCATATGATCTTGCAGTATCTAGAATTGATGAAGAAGAAACAAACAAGATATCAAAGGCTGATGCCAATGAATATGCCAAGGATATAATGCAACAGTATGATGATGAGAAACGTTCAGGACCGCAGATGGAGATGATGAATACACACTCTGGAATGAATAATGAAGCCCCTCAGTTTTCACAACCACAGCAGCCAGCTTCTAAAGCAGTAAATATGACTCCTGTCATGTCAAATGATGTGAAGAACAATGAGTTTGGAACTATGGGATATGATAGAGACGATAATTTAGCACCAATTAGCAATGCAACTGACATGTCTGCTGGATTTTCCCCTGTGGCAAAGCCCAGAGATGAAGCATATCTGAAAGCTGACAACAAGTTTGAACCATTTGCTAATGACCCAGAACCATTCTCTGATACTGTGGATAATTTACAGACTTATTAGACTTGGCTATTTTATTTTTGTAAAAAGGTATAAGAAGTCTTTGCTATATAAATTATAATGTGGATTGATGAAAACAAAGGAGGATGAAAACAAGAAGCAGCATTTTCGACCACAGACTTGTAGGAATTGTGGTATAAACGGACATTTATACAAAGATTGCTTGCACCCTATAATGAGTTTTGGCATCATTTGCTACAAGATTGAAAACAATGTTATTAAATATATTATGATACAACGCAAAGATTCACTTTCGTTCATGGAGTTTGTCAGAGGAAAATACATGACTGATGATATAGTATACATCAAACAACTATTAGATGGTATGACAAAGTCTGAGAAAGTTATGCTAACAAATAATTCTTTTGATGATATATGGAATTACACTTGGTGTCAGAATAACTTAAATGCAATTAAGCATACAAAGGAATACATTGAATCAAAGCAGAAATTTGACTATGTTATGAATTACAGTGTTATTAAGAACTTTCTAACTGTTGCTACAAACAATATTTTGGAACCAGAATGGTCTTTTCCAAAAGGTAGAAGAAAAATAAAGGAAAATGACATTGATTGTGCTATTAGGGAGTTTTGTGAAGAAACGCAATTCACCAAAGATGATATTGAAATATGCTATGATATAACACCATTTCAGGAAATATTCTTTGGGACAAATAACATATTATACAAGCATCTTTATTATATAGCCAAACTTGTTAAAGAAGACTCTACTGTGTTTATAGATTGCAATTGCTTGGAACAAGTCCGTGAAGTGCGTGCATTGGAATGGTTTACGTATGATGAAGTCTTGTCTCACATCAAGAAACACAATGTAGAACGCATAGAAGTCTTCAAACAGGCACATAAGCTGGTAAGCGAGATTCACGCATAATTGTAAGCTTTATGCTTGTATTATTTTGGGAGTTTTGGCCTATTATTCAAAAATGTATTTAAGTTTATTGTAAGTAAAAAATGTAATACTGTGTGGAATAGAGATGTAAATGGAGCTACAAATAACAACATTTGTAATTAGAAGTTTAGATTGCAGGATTTGGTATGGCTACAAAATAAATACATCAAATATATGTAGATGAAAACATATCAAACATTAGAACCAGGTGGAGGTAAAGTGTTTGAAGTAGTTGTTATGAAAACTAAGGTACTTGTATACAAGGTTGAAGACAAGATACAAGTGTATGAAATTAAGAATTATAAGAAGGTTTTTGTTGGGAAAAATTCAAAAAAATATGGGGCACATTCCAAGCCATTTACTGGATTATCTATATTGGTAGAAGTAAAAGATAGGGAATATATTTTTATATCCCATGCGATTACACAATTTAAGACATTAGAACCTATTGAAACATTTTATTCACAGATGGGTAATAATTGGTTTCTTTATCCATTTGCATTGACTTCTAGTTATGCTTATTTGTTGATTGAAAATAAATATATCAAGAGAGATTTTGGTGATTTAGATCCTTATCATGTGTATTATGATTTCAAGAAGGTATGGAATCGTAAAGCATACACCTTCAAAATGAAAAGAACTAAATTGCTAACAAATAAGTAAGCCCAAAATGAAAGTTATAAATCTTATAGGAGGAGTACATAATCAAGTTAAAAACAAAAATTACAAAAACTTTTTGAAAACCTAAAATAAAATCAATTATGTACTCTTCCAAATAAATATCAAATACTTTTTATATTCTCATAATCTAAGTAGAGATTTATGGGTAAACTCATACTGAAAAAAGAGGATTGTGAAAAATGGGCGAAGCACAAAAATAAGAACCCTATATCTGGTTATACTTTGAAACAGGATAGTAAATTATTGAAAGAGATTACAAAGCAATGTACAGAAATACTTGGCTTGAATAAAAAAGCTGATGATAAATCAAAGTCCCCAAAGCCTTTGTCTCCTCCTAAGCCTTTGTCGCCAGTTCGTAAAAACTCTCTTGTGAAACAGGAAGTAAAATCCCCAGTTAAAACCAAAACGATTGATGATAATGATGCTTTTGCTCTGCATTATCCTGACTTAGATGACCCAGACTTTGCAGAAAAATTGTCATCATTGAAAGAGTTTGCTATACATCATATACCTGAATATCCTGACATCAATTCCATAGAAGATTTTAAGAAGATGTCTGATAAGCTGTGTGGTATATTTGAGAAGTCTTATTATCAGCATTTTGTAAGCCAATACATATCATATAGAAGTCCTTATAGAAGCATACTTTTATATCATGGTGTAGGTGTTGGAAAAACTTGCTCTGCAATAACATTAGCAGAAGCCTTTTTGGTTCCTCATAACACATATCAAGAGCCTAAAATATGGGTCATTATGCCTCATGCTTTGAAAACAAGCTTCAAGAACCAGATATTTGATATTGATGAAGCTACATTTGAAACTTTGGCAAACCAATGTACTGGTGACACATATATTAAGCTATTAAACATAAATAAAAACAATTTTGGAGATAGTACCAAAATCAAGGCTAATCTCAAGAAACTTATTAAATCCAGATACAGATTATTTTCATATGATGCATTTGCCAAATTCATTCAGACAGAAAATGCAGGGCAAATTGTCAAAGACAAGGTCATCATCATAGATGAAGCACACAATATTCGTAGCACAGAAAAGGAGGCCAAGGATGTATTCACAGCATTGAAAGATGTTCTTGCCAATGGTATTAACAACAGACTGGTGCTTCTCTCTGCAACCCCCATGTATAATGAGCCTAGAGACATTCTAGACTTGTTTCATCTTCTGTTACTAAATGACAAGAGATTTGACATGATTGATAAAGAAATATTTGAGAACCTCTCAGTAAAAATTGACGACAATGTATTAATGTTTATCAAAAAGCTGGTATCTAATTATGTTTCTTATTTGAAAGGTAAAAACCCTTTCACATTTGCTCTCAAATTAAGTCCAAAATATAGCAATATACCTGTTTTGGAAAAGACACCAAATATAGATCCTTTTGGAAAGTCCATACCCATGTCTGATACGTCGTGGTTAGAAAAAATTGAAGACGGTATTGTTCCGTCCACATTAGGTGAAAAACAGCTGCAATTGATAGAAACTTTGAAAGGATTAAATGAAAATAATATTTTTAATAACTTGCAACCAATGAATATAGTATATGATACTGATATAGGAGAAGCAGGTTTTTACACATTTTTTTCAAAGGCCAAGGATACAGACCCTCTTTGCGTTCGCTATAATTCAAGATATACAAATGCTCTGATGCCAGACGAAGAACACTTGGGAAAATATTCTGGAAAGTTTCTGAATATTTGCAATTTCATACGTAAATCCAAAGGCATTGTTGTCATATATTCGAGATATCGATATTCTGGCATTGTGCCTTTGGCTATCTGTCTGGAGCATCTTGGCTATAGCAGAGAAGGCACCAATAATATTTTAGAAAAGCCTGATATTATTAAAAACTATCCTAAATATGATGGTATTAAGTCGCCCAGATACTGTATTTTATCGAGTGAAAACAAGGATATTATGGGTTCAACTACTATAGATAGCCTGATACAAAAAATAAACAATCCTGCAAATAAGGATGGGTCTTTAATCAAAGTCATTCTCATAACACCTGTAGCAAGTGAAGGTCTCAGCTTTTATAATGCCAGAGAAATACATCTTATAGAGCCTTGGTACCATTTTAATAGAGCAGTGCAGATTATTGGTAGAGGTATCAGAAACTGTAGGCATCAAGGGCTCCCTTTTGAAGAAAAGAATGTATCTGTATTTATGCATGCTAGTGTTGCAAGTTTAGATAAAGAAAGCATAGATTTGCATGCTTTGAGGATATCAACTAGGAAGTATTCTGAAAGCCAGGAAATTGACAGCATCATCAATAGCAACTCACTTGATTGCGGGCTTATGAAAAATATCAACTATTTCCCAAAATCACTATTTAAATTAGGCAAGACCCCGATAACAACTTCACAAGGCGTAAGAATAAACTACGAATTTGGTGATGATGAAAAACAGGCTCCAAAATGTACTGTTTTAAAGCATTCTCGGAATTACTCAGGATATCGCAAGGATACATACAAACACCTCATCATAAACATGCAGACATTGTTGAGGAAAATTGTACTACAAGCAATCAAAGACAAAAAATACTACATTCCTATCACTGAAATATCTCCTGAAATAAACATAGATGACAAGATATTTTATGAGACTATATTGGCATCAGTGTACCCTAATATTTTGATTGATGGTTATGTTATAATTCCACATCAAGATGGATTGCATATAATGACAATCATGTCGCATGTTCCACAAACAGTGAGTATTGTGTTTGAAAAGGAAGAAGATAAGAAATCTCAAGTCAATGATGATAAGAAAATTGAACCTCCTAATATCAATATAGATAGAGGTAACATCAACAATGCTACAATTGCTTTATATTCTTCTCTGGATGCTAAGACGTTTGAAAATATGATACAACGAGTAATGCATTCAGATATGGATGAGGCACTTGAATATATGGCAGAATGTTTATTCTTGCAAGGAGCATTAGTGCGAGACGATGAACTAAAGTCTTTCAAGAATAATGATAATAAATATATAGGGTATGTAAATATATTTAATCTAAAAGACGTGTTTGATGTTATATTATATAATAAGAATGACAAGAAATATAGGGATGCAACTGATAAGGAAAAAGATGATATTATGAAGGCCAGGAAAAAACATGATGGAGTTCCTCAAGATATGACGAAAGAAGTTATGAGTTGGGGTATATTTGCTCCCAAAAAAATCAAGGACAAGGATGATGTTATAAACATTTTCAAACTGTTTACTATTGGCGAAGCTGCAGGGAAAAAGACAGGTATTGATTGTACCTCTCTCAAGAAAAACGAACATATTGACATATTCAAGGAATTGAATATTCGAGATATTGATGGGACAAAACTACAGAATTGTATTGTGATTGCTAATGAGCTTTTGCAGAAGGGTAGATTGACATTGTTACCATACTATAAGCCTAAGTGAATAGTGCCATTATTTTTCTCTTTGTTATATATTATAATATCTTCATTGTATACTACTACTTTATCAAAGAGGAATGATAAGAACAGCGCTGTTGATTTGTTCCATTTATTATTAACTATACCTGTCATCATCTCTGCTGATTTTTTTGCACCAAATACCTTTGCATATTCAATTGATGATAGTACCTCAATAAGTTTATCCTTGACTTTATCAACAGCCTGTGGAAATGTATTGGTCTCTTGCAATATGACATCTAGAGGTTTTCTCATTGTATCTTCTTTTTTACCCCTTGCTTTAGAATTGTTGGTTTTGACAGGCTGTTGAGCCTGTTGAGCCTGTTGAGCCTGTTGAGCCTGTTGAGCCTGTTGAGCCTGTTGAGCCTGTTGAGGCTGTTGAGGCTGTTGAGCCTGTTGAGGCTGTTGAGCCTGTTGAGCCTGTTGAGCCTGTTGAGCCTGTTGAGGAATAATGACATGGATTTCTGGGTCTTTTTGGGACACTGTTACATGTTGAGTATGTTTATGATATATACTACTATCTCTATACTTCCATTTAGTTTCACATAGTACTCCTGTTGATGGTAGTTGCCCTTCCAAAAGATGCAAGATGTCAGTCATTGATATACATAAAACAATATGTTTCTATATCATTTTTTATCATCAGAATAAATATTCTTCATAGGTTAGTTCATTTTCTATTATATTAGCGTTTTGGTTGTTCTGTTTCAGATATTTTTTTTTTAACAGATAAAATTTCATGCTTGATGAAAATTTCTGCCTGCTTGATGATGATGTGTTTATTTCAATAACATCTTGTCTGACACTACTATCATCAATGTCCTTATCTTTGGTCTTGATACTATCATTTAATAAACTTTTCATCATCTCATATTTCGAAATCTCATTCTGAGACTTGATACAAAAGTTGATGTAATTATCTATTTTGATAAGTGTTTCATCATCAACCCAGTTCAGGTTCAAAAAAATACCATTATTATTTTTAGTATAGGATGTATCAGTCTCATTGATGATTTTGAAAATCTCTACTATTTCGTTATTTGACAATCTATTTATATTTGTTTGAATTTGTTTACAAAGTTCTATTTTATTCATACATACTATTATATAAGAGATTAGGACTTATATGCATTTCACTCATCATATATATCATTAGCTTCATCTACTACATAATCAAAGTCATCTTCTTCAAATTCTTCATCAAAATCATCCTCACTAAAATCATCTTCTTCATCTTCTTCCTCATCTTCTAGGTCGCCTCCTACTTTGTTTTCATTGTTTTCAATGATATCAAGTTTCTTCACATGGTCATCATCTTCTTCATCGTCTTCATCATTGGATGTATATACAGTATCCATCAAAACATCATCAATGTCTATGATATCATCTTCAACAATTTTATCATCATCTTCATTGTCTTGAATGACAACAATATTTTCATCCTTGTCTTTGATGACCTTGCCTACTATAGAAATCTTGCTATCATAAAGTGTGAACTTCTTACCACATACTTGTACTTTTACCTCATCGCCAACATTCACAGTATCAATATTGATTTCAGATTGTATTCCCGAAGAGATTTTCGGAATTATTACTTCCAAGATTGAAGTGTCTTCATACATGCCTTCAGCCAATAATCCCAAGTTGTTCTTAGCCTTCACCTTACATTTGATAATAGAATCTTGGGCTGGGTTGCATATTTCTGCGATACAATTCAAATCAAATGCAATATTGCCATTAAAATGCTGTTCTTTGAAATATCCCATAGATCTTTTTATAATTTTGATACTATTCTTTTTGATATATCCGTGCTTGCTGCAAACATTTTCTAGTTTGTCTCTCAGCTTATTTAATATGGTATCTTCGAATTTGTTGGTTAGCTCTTTGGGTTGTAACTGAACTGTTGTATTAAGCTTAATTGGCATAAACATTTTGTTTGAGGACATTATTGTTATGCAGCTATTCTATATGAATATATCATTTTTTATTTATATCCGTTATACAAATATAAAAAATGACATATAAATCTATAATATATATATTTAGTAGGTAACAGGGATGGAAATATCTGCAGAACATCTTATATTTTCAATCATTGAGAGACAATTTTCTTTGAAAGAAGATGCCAGTAATTGGCTAGTAGAGTTCTTCAATGAAACTTCTATGTGGAGTGAAAATGAGTATTACAATTTCGTATCAGTTATGAAGTCCTTCAACTATGTGGAAACAGTAGAAAGCGAATGTATGGATGCAATCTCAGATGAAAACATCCTGCAGATAAAGGGTATTTCAAATATTCTCAAATACTGCATGTCAGACAACTACAAAAAAATGCAGCAATCGTGGTCTAAAGAGAGGTTGCTGGCATCTGATGAATTGACAGACCTCTTTGATTCTAAACTAACTATAAAATTAGCAAACAGACAAGAAATAACAGAGCCTGCAAATTGGAAAGATAGTCGAAAATATTTCAAGATCAACAAGAGAATAGTCTTTACTGATGAAGCACATAACACAAGATTTATAGTTAATATTGCCAAGTGCAAAGACGATACTCCAAATAACATGTATTATAGTCTGAAGTCATCTGCAACAACGAGGACATCACAGAGATACGAGTTCTATATTGATATAACAAATACTCCCAAAGAATACATTATACCTTCAATCATTAAAATGGAGCAGGCATTGTATTTATCAACATATGTTCTTACAAAACAGCAACAACAATCTGTCATAGATAGCTATCACACATTGGTAAAAAATGACATTATGGTAAAAGCCTACAATAAACATCAGGAAAAGCCTCCTTTACTGACGCCCAAACCAGTAACCTTGGAGAAGATGAATATGTTGAACCCGGATGAATACGGGGTTGTAAGTATCCTCTCAGAATACACTGTTACTGAGAAAGCAGATGGAGAAAGAATACTTCTGTATATTGATGGCGAAGGCAAAGCTTACCTTATTAATAACACCTATCGCGTAGTTGATACTGGCTTGCAAGCAAGCAAAGAGATTTATAATACTTTGATTGATGGCGAGTATATTGCATGTCATAAACGTAAAGATGCGTCAGCAAATAGCCTCTATGCTGCATTTGATATTTACTATTACGGTGGCAAGAAGGTTACCCAATTCCCTCTTATGGATGATAAAGAAGGGGCTAGGTACAAATATCTTGTAAATGCTGGAAAATATCTGAAATCATCAAAAAACTCTATGGACTTCATTGTGAAAGAGCACCTATACACGCAAGATATCCTGCAAGACTGCAAAAAAATTCTCACAGGTAATAAGAAGTTCTTGTATGACATAGATGGTCTTATATTCACACCAGCCAAGCTTTCAGTATACTCATATTATGCCAACAAGCCAGTACAGATTACAGATAATGTTAAATGGGATAGGGTATTCAAATGGAAACCTCCCGAACAAAACACTATTGATTTCCTTGTCAAGGAAGGTAACATTGTCACCATAGAAGGGCAAAGATACAAGGAGATGTTCCTCTACGTGGGCTATAATGCGTCACAGTGGGAAAATTATACTATTGACGAGGCCCTCAAGATACATTATGACAAGGAATATAGAAATAGCGTAAAAGCTAAGAAAGTAGCATATGTTCCCAAGGTGTTTAGACCTAGTGTATATTATTCAGCAGGCATTGAAAAATCTCTTGTAAAACTAACTGGTTCTGGTGAAACAAGATGTGAAAGTGGAGAAAAGTTTGAAACAGATAATATTGTAGAGTTCAGATACAATTGGGATGAAAGCATCCCTGTATCAATGCGTTGGGTACCCATGCGTATCAGAGAGGACAAAACAAGAGTATACAAGAAAGGCGAGCTTTCAAAGACAGCGAATGACTTAAGCGTCGCTATCAACATTTGGAGGTCTATTCACAATCCTGTATCAGAAGCCATGATAATAGGAAACGAGCCTGTTTATAATAAAGATGTGCCTGAAACAGATGATGAGAGACTACTGGAGACAGACGATATATACTATTCTAGAAATATACCACGCGAAGCTTTGTTATCATATCATATGTTGCAATTCCATAATCATGGCATAAAAAGAATGCTGTATGCAAAACCTAAAAACAAGGGCAGTTTGGTAGAGCTGGCTTGTGGAGAAGCAGGTGATATGCCTAGATGGCTTGATAATGGGTACAAGTTTGTTCTTGGTATAGACTTGGTGAAGAATAACATATATGGTCCTAGGTCTGGGGCCTATAGTAGAATGCTTAACAGGAGAAATCAATTTATAAAACGCGTTGACAATGATAAGGTAGCTTATACTGACATGGTATTTGCCGCAGGAGATTGTGGAAAGCCTGTTATGAACGGGGAGTGCTCCGCATCTATCAACGATCAAGAAAGTGTAAATATCCTGAAATTGGTATTAAACAAAAAGAGGGGCAATCTGCAGAAGCACTATATGCATATTGCAGGACAAGGTGCAAATGGGTTTGATGCTTGTTCTTGTATGTTTGGCATCCATTACTTCTTTAAGTCTGAAGATACGCTGGATATTTTCCTCAACAACGTGAGCTCGTTATTAAGGAAAGATGGGGTTTTCTTCTGTACCTTTATGGATGGCAAAGTAGTTGAAGATGCTCTTCGAGATGCTGGAGGCGATGTTATAGAAGGTAAGAAGGGGCTTGTTGAAGGACAAGGGGTGCAATCAGTACCTGTCTGGGCTATCATCCGGCGTTTTAACAAAGACATGCAAAGTAGTTATAACAAGAAGATAGATGTCTTCATTGAATCCACCAATAAGTTCATTCCTGAATATGTAGTATCCTATGAGCTGTTAATACAGAAGTGCAAGGAACATAATCTGAGCTTAGCAGAAAGCGAACTATTCTCTGAAACATTCAATAAGATCAAACAATCTATACCAGATGATGATAATGTCAAGGATACATTACATAAGAATGTACTCGAATTGGATAAAGATGCAGTGCAGAAGCAGTTCAGCTTCTTAAATAGGTGGTGTATATTCAAGAAGTTGTAAAGATAAACTCTAAGAAACTTTGTATATTATATGTAATAATCAATAAAAATTGATTTTTTTTCTTACATATTGTAGAGTAATATCATGCCTCCGAGGAAGAAAGCTATAGATCACAAGGGTATTCTCATTGAGAAACTTGGTATTATTATGGACTATGAAGAATTGGCTAAGGAAACATTCAAAGTAAAGGCTTATAAGAATGCCATCAACAGTCTTAAGAATCTTGACAAAATAGATAGTGTAGCAGATGTTGAAGGTTTGCCTGGAATTGGTAAGAAGATACATGATAAAATAGACGAGTACTTCAAGACAGGTGCAATTCACGAAGTTGATAGGGTATTACAAGATGAAAAATATGTTCTCAAGAACAAATTAATGAATATTTATGGCGTAGGACCAGCGAAGGTAACAGAGCTTGTCAAAAAAATTAATAAATTTGATGATTTGTATTTGCCTGATAATGAAGGGCTGCTTAATGCCAAGCAACAAATTGGATTGCAATATTATAATGATCTGTTAGAAAAGATCCCATACAAGGAGGCCTCTAAACACAATAAATATATTGCCAAGAAACTCAAGGAAATTGATAAGACTATTGAATATTGTATGGTAGGTAGTTTCAGAAGAAAGAGCAAAATGATAGGGGATATTGACATTCTTATTAAATCACATCCTAAACTAAAATTAAAAGACCTAATTACCAATATGAAAGCTGATTGGTATATGCTTGAAGTACTTGCAAATGGTGCCAATAAGTTTATGGGAATATGTAAAATAGAGAATGTTGCTAGAAGAATAGATATATTAGTCGCGGATGATAGTTACTATTACTTTGCTATGCTGTATTTCACTGGTTCTTATAACTTCAATATAGTAATGCGGAATAAAGCACTAGAACAAGGGTTGTCTTTGAGTGAGTATGGTTTCAAACATAAGGCTACCAATCAGGATGCTGTTGAAATAAATTCAAAAATAAAATCCGAAGAAGACATCTTCAAAGTCATTGATATGGATTATATTAAGCCTGAAAAAAGATAAGATGGGATAACAAGAGTACATAATTGATTTTATTTTAGGTTTTCAAAAACTTTTTGTAATTTCTTTTTTATTTTCGATTATGTACTCTTCTTATCATATACCCTTCGTATATAAAGGTGATTTATTTTTATACAATATAAAGTAAAATTATGATACTATTTTTCAGTTCTTATTGCAACCACTGCACTATGTTATTAGAACATATTAAGAGATATGATAAGGAGAAAAGCATCAAGATTGTATCAGTAGATGAACTGAGGAGTAAGAACATAAAAATTGATAGCAAGATACATTCTGTCCCAGCTCTTTTACTAATGCCAAGCAAAGAGTTGTTGTTTGGCAAGGCAGTCTTCGACCATCTCTTACTCCCCCCAAGAGGCATATTATGTAGCGGACAAAGTACAAGAAATGATAAAAATACAAAAAAAGAAAATGCATTAGATGTTCCTGACAGTTCTATCAATAACCCTACTTTAGATATCACGAATGGTGGAGAACCTGCAGCATTTTCTTTGACTGGATTTACATTATCAGACACATTTTCTAATATTGATGATACTGTGGAAACAATTGTAGACAAGAATTACAATTGGGACATCATAACTGATGATAAAAGCATCAAGACATATCAAGGGAGTTTCACAGCAATATCTGATGCATCATCAGGAGAATCTGGCAAAAGCATCATAAACAACAAAACAGATAAGACAAACGGACTACCTTCTATAGAGGAACTTATGCAACAAAGAGATAAAGAAATAATGGCTAAATAGATATAAGGGATATGCAAACTATTTGATATATATGTCCTATCAATTTGTTTTCAATCAGTATTATATTGATTTAATCAAGAGAGTAAAGTCAGTTGCCAAAAAGTACAAGGAAGCTAATGAGATGGAGAAGATTGAGTTAGGCAGGAAGGTTTCCAGAGCTATCAAAGATAATTATTTGACACTTGATAAATCATCAGACGAATATGTGAAATACATTAATAATATCCCTAGTGATTTCTGGTCTTCTTATCTAGCTATTGAGGACTTGACACATGCAGACAAATGGTTCGCACAAGAAAATGTGAAAGATGTAGAACTGTTTGAAAAGATCTCTGTAGAAACAATTCGCAGCATGCTTAAGGACGACTATTTGTGCCATCATTTCTTGACTGTATTTTATATTTTCAAATCTGAAGTATCTGAAGAAGAAATCAAGGTTCTTATCATTGTGCTCCAAGGGACTGACAAGGAATTAACGATTGATAACCTTGTGAATGAAGAACACAAAACAATCATAAGACGATTGCAAGATTTGAGAGCGAAGAAAATCAAAGATAAGACTGGTATGGATATGAAGGGTATTGAAGATACCACCTTAGGCAGGTTAGCCAAAGAAATTTTAGAAGATGTGGATGTAGAGAAGATCCAAAAGTCGATTGGTGAAAAAGGTGATGTTCTCAAGGCCATTGGAGACCCAGACAGTGGTTTCACTGAGCTCATCACAAATGTCAGCAGAAAGATGGCTGACAAAATCTCAAGTGGTGAACTGAAGCAGGAGACACTTTTACAGGATGCAATGAAGTTTGCTTCAGTGATGCCTGGTCTATTTGGAGGTAATGCTGGTGGCAATGCTAGTGGCAACGGCGGCAACGGCGGCAACGGTGGCAACGCCGGAAATAAAGGAGGTAATGCAGGGATGCCTGATATGTCTGCTATGATGAGTATGATGAGCTCCATGATGGGAAACAAGGATGGTATGGATATGTTTAAGCAAATGGCAGGCAATATGAAGGCGCCAAAAGGCTCAAAGCCATCCTTCAATAATTCATCTCTGAAGAAAATGGCAGCTGCCAAGAAACTAAAGGCAAAACTCAATAAGAAAAGAGAGGCTGCTTCTGAAGAAAATTAAATAATATTTATATTAGAGAACACACTATGTTTTGGTTGAATAACTTGAGTGAATTAATGGACCCAGTTCTGATTCCAAATAAATACATGACAGTTGAAGAGAAACTTAATGCTGTTATACGCATGATAATGCTAGTAGGTATAATGGCTACATTTATTTTTAATGATTCGCGATATATTCTGTTTGTACTCATTATTATGATTATAACAATTATCATATATAATTACCAATATGAAAGGGTACTCCAAACCGAAAAATATCTCAACGCAAATAACCTAGATGTATACAATAACAAAAAATGTATCAAGCCATCTAAAAATAACCCCTTTATGAACCCTAATACATTGGAATTAAAATATGAAGATGAAGAGCAGCCTCGCGCTTGTTCTATTGATAACCAGCAAGTGCAAAAATCAATACATGAATATTTTTACACAAATGTTTTCCGTGATACAGATGATATATATGATAAGTCATTATTAGATAGACAGTTTTACACTGTTCCTTCCACAACAGTTCCTAATGATAGAGAAAAATTAGCAGATTGGTTGTATAATAGAGGACCATCGTGCAAGGAAAATAATGGGTCTCAGTGTTACAACAACCTACACAAAGATTTGAGAATATCTGCACATTTTTAGGACCTAAAAATTATATAAAAAAATTATTTATAAATAGTAAAAAGAAAAACATGGAAAATCGCTCATCTTTCACATATACCATTGAGAACAAGAACAACAAAACAATTAAAGAACTCCAATACACAAATTATTCCAAAAACGATGATGAAGAAAACATGCTGCACTATAAAAATATCATCAATCAAGATGATAATATTCTAGAAAGCTTCAATAAACTACATAAATATGGCAAGAATACAAGAGAAATCGTTGGTAAAAGTCATAACAAGGGTAACTGGAAGATACACCATTACAATAATAGCATGTTTGAAAGGAAATATGTAGAAGATTACGATATTATCAACTTTAATATAAATTACGAAACACTGGAGAAATTACAGAACCAAAGTCAATGTATCAAAGACAAAATGGAATAATTTTTTTATTTATTATTTACAAATAGAATGAATACTAATATTTTCGATAGCTCAACAAGTATATGTAGTGATACTTGCTGGACGAATGCCAAAGAGCTTCATAATAAACAGATAACAGACTATGCATTGTATCCCAACAATTTCGTTGATTGCGAATATCCTCACGTAAGAATGACAGATATGTATCTCAATCACCCCAATTTACGTGGACGCCCTGGTTATGGCTTGGCAGATGACTGTCTTATTGATAACTTTTCTTCACTCAGGAATGATCCATCCGCGATGACACACGACAAATGTCGTATACAATTATTCCAAAGAATTTTCACAGGGGGTCCTAATCTAAGATGTGGTGTCGGCAATGTAGCTCAAGAGTTAGAATTACTAGAAGGCAGTGATACCAACCCCTTCAAATGTAAGAAGACTATCATGGAACAAGAAATGAATAATTTTATGCCATTACTTGATTGTATGAAAGATATACAGGACCCTAAGCACATCGTTCCTGTATGGACGAATGGTGGCGAAGATACGCGTTCCTATATAAATAGAGCAGAGTTCAACAAAAATTGTAATTGGGCGGGTAGAAATAAAAACTTTTCTATCTAATAAAAAAAATATATATTTATAGATAAGAGATGAGTTTTAATAGAACAACATACGACACATGTTCTTACAACCAAGAGCTACAAGAAAGTGTAAGTACTTTGAGCTACATATTATCCCCTTATAGATACGAGCACAAGGATAAATGCAGGCATCAATTAGGTTTTATAGGAGGGACAGCTGTTTCTCACGTCCAAGGCAACCTAGTTGATTTGGATAGTGAGCTACGAGGACAAACAAGATATATATCAAAATGTGGAAGTAATAAATATGTCCCGACTGACGATGGTGTCATAAAGAATGATAAGACGCAACCTATAGATACTACTATGTTGCATTTACCTGCATGCCAATCTATCATGTATCGCGAAGTTCCGCTACCACCTAAGATGAATTATAATCATTGCTAGGATTGCAAGATTTTAGCATAATCCCCCTAAATAGTTCACCAAGAAATACCAAATGATATAAATAGGACCTAGCATAAATGCAATGAAGGCATTTAAAATACGTATATATATGTTTGTGACAGATCCTTTCCAAGTACAGCTAAAACATAGATAAGCTGCAGCACAGGAAATTAAAAGAGCAGCTATATACATAACAGCCAGTATTAAATAGTCAGTTATCTTCCAGTTATAATAGTAGCTTGCGTTATATCCATTCAAATACAAATATAAGGATTTAATTCCATCTGGTTTATTTTCTTGAGTAGCATTTGCATTGTTAAAAGGTTCTAGTAATCCTAAAGAAAGAAAGAACATATCTATTTTTTTACTATAAAATAATATATCATTTTATTAGAATTGATGAACCAATATATTGATACTAGATTAAACTATGATAGTTGCAGCTACAAAGAGAAACTCAAGAGAACTGTAGGACCCGGGTTGTATTATCTGGATACCCCATATAATGATTGTATGGATTGTTCCCAAGATATTCCAGCGGACCCTTCATTACGCTATCAATCTTACGGCCATAATACTTGCAGTATGCGGAATGCAGTGGAAGATTCTAGCGAATTGTTGGGACTTAACTATAAGAATACTAAATGCAATGCAGATGAATATATTCCGGGGAAATATCAGCCATCTGGCTGCTCTATCCGCGGCAGCACTGAACCACGAGCCTGCCTAGCTCCACAAGAAGATACACGTCTGTCAAATCCTCCTTGCACTCTTAAAGAGACTGGAATAAACAGATGGGAATGGTTGTGCTTCGACCCACAAGAAAGAGCCATAGAAGGGTATGATAGAGTACCTGTCAATTACCGCATGGTTGCTAAGGACAATCACGTCCCTTGTATAGAAGAGCCATTGGATCAGAGCAGTTTTCAGCCAAACAGCAAACAAGAGCTAAATAATCTTGATAAATGGCAGGCAAATGTAAAAGACCAAAAGATGTACTCTCCTGGTTACCCTCACGGGTCTTTGTATTATGGCGTCAAATGCTAGAAAATAAGACTAACTTATACTATTTTTTATCCTTTATTCAGTAGAGTAATAATGCAATTATATCCTGAAGATGTTCCTTCTATGAATAACGTATACAGTTCTAAGTACTGGGAAAAAGTCAGAACTGACGAACAAGACAGGAGCAACAAAATGTATGAAAAGGCTAAATCCCCTTTTGAAACTGGTATTATAAGCAAACCTGCTTATGCTGATATGTTTCATGAAGTCCCTAGCAGTGTTTATAAGGACAATCAATATGTTTCTTCATTATCTGGTGAAAAAATACGATCAGACGAGTTTACACACAATAACATGCAACCATTTTTGCGAAAGAATGTCACACAAAATATGAATATTGAGAATATGTCTAACAAACTTGATGCCAGTATGGGAGGTAATACACAATATTGGCAGAACAAAAAGGAGGTTCCATGCTTCTTCAAGCCTACAGCAAACGTAGGCAATGTTTGCGGGATGAAAAACAATGATGATTTTTACAAGTCAAGAATAGAAATGACGCCTAAGGTAAATAACTTCTTTCCCATAGAAAAAATACGCGTCGGCCCTGGTCTGAATCAAGGCTATGGTTCAAGTGGTACTGGAGGTTTCCAACAATCTGATGCACTGGATTATGCAAAGCCAAGGACACTGGATGATTTGCGGAGCAAGGCCAATCAAAAGAACACCTATTTTGAAATTCCTTTTCAAAGTCCTATCAAAGGTCCCGAACAGCGTGGTATGATAGCTGCACCAACTAAGCAGAGACCAGACAAGGTTTACGAGCAAAGTGAAGACCAATGGTTGAAAACTATGGGTTCCATTACAAAAGAGACAGCCAGATCAGAGCAAAACATGAAGCCCACTGCAAGACCAGAGAGTCACATTGCATATAGTGGTGCTGCTGTTATGAATGCTGAAAAGCCTGGGTTGGGTACTCAGGATGATTATGGTAAGAATAACATCGTAGTTTATGATAATGAAAGACAACTGACGCAAACGCGCACAGTTGTATCAAATGCCACTAGCATAGTCAAGGCAATTGTTGCACCTATAATGGATGCTCTGAAATATACAATGAAAGAGTATACTGTAGAGGCACCTAGAGGCGTAGGTAATCCCAGTATACAGATACCTGAAAAACCTACCCTGTATGACCCTGACAACCACATTATGCGTACAACAGTGAAGGAGACAACTATTCATGATAGTGAAGCTGGCAATTTAACAGGAGCCAAGGAAACCTATTCTGCTCTTGAAGATGCAGCTAGAACAACTGTGAAAGAAACTACCATACATGATAGTGAAGCTGGTAATTTATCTGGGGCCAAGGAGACATATTCTGCTTTACATGACACTGCTAAGACTACTGTCAAAGAGACAATGATCCATGATACAACAATAACAAACATGAAAGCAGGAGATGCTGGTTATGCTACAGGCGAAGATGAAGCAAAGAAGACTTTGAGACAAACATTGCCTAAAATGGATACCACGCGTAATATTGGGACAGGTGTATACAAAGTATATGTGTACGATCCTGATATGGTGGCTAAGAAGACTGTCAAAGAAACCACTATTAAAGGCAAGAGTGAATATGGTTTCTTGGGAGGTATTTTAGAAGGGCTATTTGGAGGGTATTTGAGTAAAAATGTGGAGCTGAAAAATACACACAAACAATTTTTATCTGATACAAATGAATATGGTATTGCCGGTTCTATTGGAGACCACAGACAGACTGATAGAACTGCTGAAGAGAATGCTGAAATTGATGGAACGCGCGAGGCCATTATGATTGCTGCAGGACATACGCCTAACCCAGGGAATATGAATGTTGCCATTGATTCTTCTGAGGTCGAAATGACAACTAGGAAGGCCTTCGAAAATAGTATACCTGCGAGACAAGTAGGTAACATAGGAATGGTCTATCAAACAACACCAGAGCTCATTGACAAATGCAGTGTAACAAAATCACATGATAGGTTAAATGCATTTGAGAACAGGCTTGACAGTGATTTGTTAGAACCTGTGAATACAAATGAGCTCATGATAAAAATAAACCCTATCAAGAGTGGTTGCAGGTTGTAGGAATAATAATACTATATAATTAGAACAAGAATGTCATCTTGTCATAATAAAACATGTCCTAATGGTAAAATATGTAATCCAAAAACTTTGCGATGTAATAAAGTACAAGATATTGATTCAGACAATAAATGACAAACTATTCTTTTACTCGAAATCACGTGATGTTGCAGTGGGAAAAGGAGCAAATGAGATTGTTGCTATATGAAGAACTTGGGAAAATAAAAGATTGGTGAAAAATATTATCAAACTTTCATATGTACCCTTTCAAGTACGAATCAAAAACTTACAATACCATAGAACATGTATTTCAAGCAAAGAAAATAGAAATTGTTGACAAAGAAAAGGCAACGTGGTTTACTATTGAAAGTGGAAATGATATTGGGTTAGGTGATGGTGAGATGGCTAGGAAAAATAGAAAATTATGCAAATTAAGTGAAGAACAATTGAAACTATGGGGAACTATGAAAGATGATGTTATGTATAGGGCAGCTGTTGCAAAATACAAGGCTTGTAAAGAAGCTAGAGATGTATTGAAAATGACTAATGGAGCACAGTTATGGCATATTGTTAGCAGAGGGAAACCTGTTAGATTCGAACATTTGGAGAAGATTAGAAATACATTATGATTTGAATATGATATTTTCATTCCAAAAGATTTCATCATCATCAGACCATTTATTATTTTTGCTAAGATTTACATGTTTATCTACAATCCGAAGGTTAGTATGATGACAACATTTTGAAAACTCATCTACATTTGATAAGTCAAATTTGCTCTTTGGTTTGATGTGGTCTATCTGATAATATTTGATATCCAAAGGGTGTTTATAATGCTCTTCATATGCAATGATTTGTTTCTTACATATTTCAATGACATCTGTGAAAGTTTCTACTGCAAAGAGTTTCATAATAAAGTGTTTTGTATTGTCTTGAAGTTTTGTAAAATGATTGGTGAGCTCTGCTGCTGATTGCACTGTGTGTTTATAAATTTTGAGTATTATTTTTCGCATGATGCTGTTGAGCTTGTCAAGTTCTTTGACACCTGGTTTGCATACAGGACATTTTTGTTTGTGTTGTTTGTGTTCACATATTTCATTTCCAAAACAACCATCAATTTTGCATCTACCTTTTGTTGTACCATGTTCACATTTATTTGGTTTTTTGCATGTGGTACATAAGTCACAATTTCTGTTTCTTGGCACAAAATTGACATAACATTGAATACAGATTTTTTCCGACATGATTTATATGTATATAACAAAAGAAATTTATTTGATTTTCCCTACCTGTTTTTGTGGTTCTTTTACCTTTTCTTGGATGCACGTGTAGAAAATGAGTTTAGGGGCTGCAAGATTCAATTTTTGTTTATTGGTGTGTGAATTAGGAATAATGTATGCGGCTGCGTGCAATTAAATTGAAAAAATACTGGAGGCGTGTTGGTATAAAAGTATATAAGGATAATATGATATATATAGTTGTGGTGGAAACACCACATAGTTCCTGTAGCTCAGTTGGTAGAGTGTAGATCTTATGAATCTAAGGCCGCGATTTCAAACATCGCCAGGAACAGTCTCATTTTTTTCAAATTGTTATGTCAAAATTATAACATTTTTAATTCAAGTCAAAAGAAAAAATGATTATTGAAATATATCTTTTCAATAATATATATTAGTAATTATGGGAAAAATGTGTTTCATATGCAAAGAAAAGTATGGTAGTTTTGCGTATACCAAGCAATCTGAAGAAATCTATTGCTTCACATGCAAACTTGATGGTATGTATAATGTAAAGAAGAATAAGTGTATTGTATGTAATAAAACAGGTGCAATTTATGCACTCGTAGGTGAGAAAAAAACAAAATACTGTGGTAAATGCAGGGTAGAAAATACATTAATAGTATATTAACAATAGATAGAAAAAAAATACATCTTTTAAGTAAATGGGATCATCCAAGTTTATAAAACACTCTAGTGTATCAATAAATGGAAAGAATAGATGCCTATATATAAAATCAGGCTCTAAATCCAAAACCCCCATATTATATATCAGACACAAATGTTCATATATAACATACAAGCAATACTTACAATCTAATAAGAAACCCCAGCAGAAGTGTATTCAAAAAGGAGGAGGTGGAAATTATACTCAAGGGTATGTAAATTTTTTTGAAAATTACAATTTAACCGAACAGGATGGGAGTGAGGGTCATCTTGCTGATAGAGAAGATAAGGATAACAAAAATCAATACACAAAGAAACCAGCTTTTTGCACATATGATGAAATTATTGAACTTGCTGAAAGTTTCATACCAGTAGGATATGCTTATGTAGATAAAAATGGTTATATTTACAATATAGAAAACTTATATAAAACTTATGTTGTGAAAAAACAAAAGCCAAAGCACCTTTTGAGAGGAGAAGATTATGACATCAAAGATATTAAAACAAAATACGAAGACAACAATACACGTGACAAGTTTCTTGAAAGATACAAAAACTACAAAAAGCAATATGATGAAAAACTTAAAAATGAAACTGCTGTAATCAGTACAAATAGTCACCATTTAGGTAGTGATAGTGATGTGAAACCATCCAAAAACATATCATCTAATCAAACGTCTATTAGACCATCTCATGATCATGCATCAGTTAATAACAGGTCTTCTAATGATGTGATTGGTGTATATAGACAATATATTTTGGATGTACAAAATACATTCATGAATGATGCAACTACAACACGTAGATCAAGGCAAAGTCTACACCAACAACAACAAGCACAACAACAACAATTGTCTATGCTTATAACACAATTTAAAACATTTAGAACTGATGAATTGATGCATATCATGCAAATAAATCAAGCAAGATTATCTAGACTACTGGAAGAAATAAGAATCAGAGATCAAAATGAAGCACAAGCTGCTTTACAAAGGCAAATTGATCAACAAAGACAAATTGATGAAGAAGACAGAATGAAAAGACTAGAATTTGACAAAATTCTCACAGAAACATATGATAATATTGGAAAACTATTAAAAGAAAATTTTGAAGAGAAGAAACAGCAAGATGAAGAAGAACTTCAAAAATTAAAAAAACTAGTAAAAAATGCTGAATCTCAAAGAAAAAAACAAATCGAGACAGATGCAAGAATAAAGGAAGAAAGATTAGAAAGAATAAAGAAAATGGATCTTGACTATAAAGAATGGCAGGAAAAAATAGACACAAAGAAAAAAACTGAAATACAAAATCTGGATGCTGAATTAAATATACTAGTTCCTAAAATGCCTTCAATGAAGTCTTTTGTTACAACAAAAGATGATGTCCTTGAAAAAATGAAACAACTGATAGCAAGGTTTGAAAACAAGAACATTCAAATATTAAGTATAAAAACAAGAACTATACTACCAGATGATGTCAAATCAAATACAAAATTTACAGATGCTTTTATACACCACTTTAGTACAGTGTCAGACCTCAAAGACCAAATTGAAACTTTACCAAACTCACATAAAAACCCATTAAATAAGAACATAACAATACCATCAGATAAACTATACATATTCTGTGGGGAGATACATAATATTGATAGCATTTATAACTATATTCAACAAACTAAAATGAAATCAAATAAATACATAAGTTTTGAGTTTGATATTAGAAAATTAAAAATCATGTACAAGTTACAAGGCATTCACGCAAACTATACTAATATGATGACAAATATTTTCAATGTTTTTGAAATCTTAATGGTTTATTTCAAGGCAACCACCTTGAACGAAGTGTATGAACTAATCAAAACAAAATTATTCATCCCATTTGTAGATTTGTTAGATGAAATATTAAAAGATATTAATAATATTGATATCACAAATTATGATATCAAAAGAGATAGTAAGAAATATTATATTATTAAAACAATACATTATCATCATAGCCTGATATTAAGTTACATTGAAAACATAAATGATGAAGATGAACACTTTCAAACTTTCAAACAAATATTAGACAATCTATTACAGATTTATGATAAAATAGGATTGATAGAAATTTCAAATTATTATGCTCAGTTTGAAGAGACAGCTTGAAAAATATGATAACATACTGGATAGATGATAAGAATAGGACAAATAAGACTATTGAAGTGGTACAGTTATTCTATGATGAAGATTAGAAATGGTTACTGGCTCTTCTGCAAACATTCTAAACATATACAACAATGATAACATGATGTGAATAAGACTTCGACAGCATTTTCATAGCATATACAACATTCATCCTTTAGCCCGAATATTTTTTTTGGATTTGTGATTGAGTTGTCTGCTCTACATACAGGACATTTCATATGATATGTAGTATTTACAGAAGCTGATGACAATTTACTAGGACAATTCTCAAGGCTATGAGGGTCGCGCATTTTACATACAGGACAATGATGTGCTTCTGTTGTATGCATGCTTTTGAATTCACAATCAGTTACAGTACAAATTTTGTTGTTAGGTAAGACATCATCACGATACATTTCTAAGTTTAATTTTGCTCTCGCATTACGACATTCAATTTCACCATGCCCGTATTTCCCACAGACACCACATTTGTGCCCTTTAGTTACGTGTGTGGAAGAAAATCTGCAATAAGCAACCTTGCAAAACATTTGATTTGCTTTGATAACACATTATGGTATGATATAAATCATTTTTTATGGTATAAATGATAAACTGAAATCAATCAAATCTTTCAGATAGTTATTATATATGTTTCTTATTTTTGTATTATCAAAATCAATTGATTTAGTGCCTGTTATAGGAACATTACTTATGATATATGCTATATATTGAGATTCTGATGACTTATGTTTTATTAAGTAAATTATGTTACCATTATACATATATTTTGTTATTTTATTTTTTTCTTTATCAGTTGTTGTATATTCATTACCATTGTATTTTAAAGTATTATTTTTATATTCTATATACTTAATATCTATTGTTTTTACAGCGAAACTACCTTTTATGTCTACTACAAAACAATATTCAATAGTTATTTTTTCTGCTGCTTCTTCTTGTTTTCTCTTTGCTTCTTCTTCCTTCTTCTTTTTTTCTGCTGCTTCATCTTCCTTCTTCTTTTTTTCTGCTGCTTCTTCTGCTGCTTTTGCTTCTTCCTTTGCTTTTTTAGCTTCTTCTGCTTTCTTCTTTGCTTCTGCTGCTTCCCTTGCTTTTTTAGCTTCATCTGCTGCTTTTGCTTCTGCTGCTTCCTTTGCTTTTTTAGCTTCTTCTGCTGCTTTTGCTTTTGCTTCTTCTTCTGCTTTCTTCTTTGCTTCTGCTGCTTCCCTTGCTTTTTTAGCTTCATCTGCTGCTTTTGCTTCTGCTGCTTCCTTTGCTTTTTTAGCTTCTTCTGCTGCTTTTGCTTTTGCTTCTTCTTGTCTTTTCTTTTCTGCTGCTGCTTTTGCTTCTTCTGCTATTCTTTTTGCTGCTGCTTCTTCTTGCCTTCTCTTTTCTTCTTCTTGCCTTCTCTTTTCTTCTTCCTTCCTTCTCTTTTCTTCTTCTTCTGCTTTCTTCGTTGCTTCTTCTTCTTGCTTTTTTTCTGCTGCTTCTGCTGCTTTTGTTACTTTTTCTGCTGCTTTTGTTACTTTTTCTGCTGCTTCTTTTGCTCTGTTTGCTGCTTGGCTTGCTCTGTTTGCTGCTGCATTTGCATTGTTAATAATAGTATCAGTTATACGATTGGTTTTTAATGCATCCTTAACAATCTGTTCATCATTCTTAACTATTTCCATTTCTTTTACTAATATTTTTTTGGCTTGGTCCACAGCTTCTGTATTATATCCTGTTTTACTTGCTTTGTCTAAAGTTTGTTTTGCTGTTTCTAAAGTTTGTTTTGCTGCTTTTATAGTTTGTTTTGCTGTTTCTATAGTTTGTTTCGGTGGCATCAACACATTACTTCTAAATAAATATTTTATTTTTTCCTGTTGTATATAAGACTATAATATTTTAGAATAATTATAAGGAATGGAAGGGTTGATAGATACTAGAGATGAGTACATGGAACACATACAGGATTTATTAAGTATTCCCATTTCTAAGAGGCTTTATGGTATATATAATGATTGTTTTAGTAACAAAAAGACACTGAAGGAGTTTCAAAACGAACTATTGCAAATACGCAAATGGAACAATAACATTGTAGCAGACGAGTACAAAAAGGTAGTCAAGTATACTAAATGCAGCTATATGCATAATCTTATCAAGGTAATTATTATAAGCACAATCAAGATCAAGATCTATGAATATAAAGAACAATTTGATAACATTAAAATTAAGGTACCTAATCCCGAAGATTTCGTCCATAAATGTTATATCAACTGTTCCATGTTTTCTTGGAAAAATGCTTATCTGTTTAATCGCAATAATATTAGGGATGCAGAATATCAAAATAACTTGAATATAATAGAAGAAAATATCAGGCGAATTATTAAGAAGACATTCAGGGACTTCATACCATTTGAAGAGATTTTCCTGCAGATTGAGGCAAACCTGACTGACAATGTAAAACAATTTAGTGATAATAAATCATCAACAAGTGACAAGGATAACAAAAGTAGTAATGAAAGTGAAAGTGATGAAGAAGAAGAAGAAGATGATGAAGATGATGAAGATGATGAAGATAATGAAGAAGATGAAGAAGATGAAGATGATGAAGAAGGAGAAGAAGGAGAAGATGAAGATGATGAAGAAGGAGAAGAAGGAGAAGAAGATGAAGATGATGAAGAAGACATTGAAGGCAGCAAGGCTGAGGAAAAACAAGAAGAAAATGTAATTGTGTTGAATGAATGTTTAGAGGTTCCAGAAATAAAACGTGAATGTAATATAGATTTGAGTCATGGATACAAAGATGAAGAACAAGATCAAGTATATATGCATACCATTGATAAAGAAAACAAAGAAGAGATATCAAATACAACAACCATTTCTGATATGCAAGAAAAGATTGATGAAGGTACCTACAATAAAAAGAATGAAGAGGAAGTTTACTTCTCATCATCAAAGAATTATCAGGAAGATGACAACATTGAATCTACAGACACTTATTATCAATCTGCACCAACAAACAATTACATGTATAAAAAAGAAATATTAGAGCAAGATGATGATAGTGTAAGTGTTGTCAGCGTAGCTACAGCAATAAGTAATGTATCTGATATCAAGGAAATATTCATAAATAATGTACCTAAGTCATCCAAGAAACCAAGTTTTTTTTAGACTTATACATATAGAAAGAATGAAAGATTACAAGATTTCTTCACAAGACTTCATTGCAAATAAGGGGTTTTCATCTCATTACTTCTTCCAACATTCCCTGCATTTCTTGAAGTATATACAGCATAATGCAAGTATAAAGAGAAATATAAAAATAGATTTCTACAGGACAAAAATAATATTAGAGTATAAAAACAGAAAGCTGAATATCAAGTGTCATTATAAAAATAAGTCCAGACATTACATCTCAATATTAGAAAGCAAAAAAGAAATAGCAGCATTGCATGATAGTGTACCGCCCAAAATCATGACAAATTTTATTATTTCTTTATTACTGCAATGATAACATTCAGTTTGTTTTTACTCTAAAGTAATAAGAGTTGGCATTCATTATATATATATCCTATATATTTTTTATGTATAATTACATAATTACACATTACATACAGTGTATGTGGAATTACATTCACAATTCCACACATATATGTGGAATTACATTTACAATTCCACATGCGCTGTATAATGGTAAGATTTTAATGAATGTGTTTCATGCCTCAACATGCCTCAACATACCTCAATATATAAATATATAAAAAATGAATGTTATCATACTGATAATATATATAGTCATTAAATGTATAAACCAATAGTTTGTTATAGCTGTTATTCTAAGGAACATGTTATATATTCACAGCTCACTTTCATGTGCTCCAAATGCAAAATAGTTCTCAAACGATGTGAAATATGTGGCTTCTATTGCAATGATAAATGCTTAGAAATCTTTAACAAATCCTTATGTCTCTGATACCTAATGTTTCTTCACCTTGATTAATCGTGCATTCTTTTTCTTAGTGAAGACTCCTGGGTCAAAATCTTCACAATCATCGTCATCATCATTCACAAGTCCCATGGCATCTCTTTGGTCCTGCAAAGCTTGCATATCCCACAAATCACGAGAACACATCTTGAAATTGGACTCCTGTGCTTTGTACCAAAAGACAATGTCAGAAATGTTATTAGACTGTACCTTATTATCAATCACAAGGCATTCAAAGTTCTCAGTGCATTGATTCATGACCTGATTAAATACATCAAACGTAGGGAACATCCCTGCATAATGGTTGTAGATTTTTTCACGCTCTTTGACAATGTTATTCCTAAAGATAAAGACATAATCTATATTAGATCTTAAATCAGGGGGCAATCCAAGACCATGTTGCATTGTGATCAAAAAGAAGATTTTGTAATGTCTTCCATTCATGAATATACATCGGATGTTCTTATCAGTCATAGCAGATTTATTGTACATACAATCGTCTAATATTAGAAATGCTCTAGGATCAATGGAAGAAGAACCATGTTTTGCATTCTCTTTTTTGCGTTCGTTTGATATACTTATCTGTCTAGTTAAGAACTTGCTTACTATTTTTTCTTCAAGCTCATCATAAATAAGCATTTTAGGAATGAACTTTTCGAAATATCCATTGGCTCTTTCTGTTGGTGATACAACTACACCAACTGGTATATCACGATGATAATTCAATATATCCTTCATACAGTAGCTTTTACCAGTGTTTCTCTTACCAATGAAAACAACAACAGAATCGCTCTTGATTCTAGTAGGATCAAACTTTTTCAATTCTAGTTTCATAACTTATATTATATGATACAAAAATAATATGAGATATCATACACACCAATGACATCAATTCCTTTCTTATTCACTATTGCATGAAGTATCAGACGACCCTGAAGAACTACTTTCAGAACTAGTATCTGTCCCGTCAGAACTCATATCAGAACCTCCGCTATAAGGTTCAAAACCATATTTAAGAGGATCATTAATCCTCTTTAACATTGTTGGATCAATAGTAGTGCTCTTCTTAACATCATATATAGGGTCCTTGATATTTATTCTTTTATGATCGTCCTCATAAATCCCTAGTGATGTAAGCAGATCTCCTTCATCAAATATAAAATATCCTAAAACAAAAGATGTCACGAAAATCATAAAGAAGAGAATAGCATTACTAGATGTAATAAGATGTTTTTGCATATCATAGACGTCTCCATTTTGTTCTATGTTGCTTTTCTCAATATAATGTGCCACACCAAATATAGCCAAGGATATCAACAGAGAGTAAATTAATGAATACATTATCTATATACAATAATTCATATTTCTTATAATCATTATAACGCGGCTAAAGCAGCTAAAGCAGCTAAAGCAGCTAAAGCAGCTAAAGCAGCTAAAGCAGCTAAAGCAGGCAATTTATGCTTTTTTGATATTGATGCATCTACCAGTTAAAGGATTTCTGACTTTCCCTTCAGGACAACTTTTCTGTTCTTTAGGCTCCTTAGGCTTCTTAGGCTCCTTAGGCTCCTTAGGCTTCTTAGGCTCCTTAGGCTCTTTAGGCTTCTTAGGCTCTTTAGGCTCCTTAGGCTTCTTAGGCTCTTTAGGCTTCTTAGGCTCCTTAGGCTTCTTAGGCTCTTTGATTTTAACGCATCTTCCTGTTGCAGGGTTTCTCACTTTCCCAGGAGGACAATCTTTTTGTCCTACTTTGGGCTTAGCTTGTTTCTTTTTATTTGAGCGTTTGGATCTTCCGGAAGAACTTGACATGGAAGATAATGATCTAACAGACTTGCCTTTCTTTCCTACCTTTTTCTTATCCTTAGTAAAACAACTATTGATATAGTCAATGACATTATGTGGCTCATTCTTTGCTTTTTCAGCAGCCTTAAGCATCTTCTTGACATCTTTGATTTCAGCCTTAATTTGTTTCTTACCATCCTTTGATGTTTCAGATTGCAACTGTTCTTCAAGCTCTCTCAACCTCTCTTTATGTGATTGCAATGTAGCAAAGGATCTGGATCCATCATCAACTCTCAACATTATATCATCAATAATAGGATATGCAAAGCTCGAACGATCTTGGCTTCTATCAATGTAAGAAACCAAGCCAGCAACTTTATTCATAAACTTAACAGCTCCATTTTCAGTAAATAGGCCATTATCTTGACAATATTCATTTTTAAACTCTGTAAAATCCTCAGGAAACTGGTCTGAAGTAGGCATTAATAAGTTGATAATCTTCACACAGCTCATTGGGTCTTCTGTGATAGGTGTTGCAGTCATAATCAATAGCTTCAAAGAATCATTTCCAGATTTCTCAAAAGAGTTCTGTATCATTCCTTGTAAGACCTCTGGACTAGGTTTTTCCAGTGCTGACAAAGAATTGCTATATATCTTATGTATTTCATCTATAATGACTAATGTTTTTCTGAAAGGGTCTTGCTTGCCATTCCTTGCTACCATAGCCTGATAAAACTTATTCTTGCCTCTGATGAGATTAGTAAACTGTTTGTAAGAAATGGGCTGTATCCAATTGTCACCTAACAACTTCATTCTTTCTGCACGAGAAGCAGGTACCTTTTCACCTCTTCTTACTCTTTCTTGGATAATAACATTGCATATTTTATCAAACATATTCTTCCAAATATCTTCTTTGAGAGTATGGCGTGTGACCCATAAAATGGTGTAGCCTTGTTTATCAAATGTATTTGTAGCTGTTGCAATAGCAGAGCAAGTTTTACCAGAACCAACACTATGATACAAGAACAGGCCCTTGTATGGTGATTGAGGTGTTAAGAAGTTTTGTACGAATCCCTGTGTCTTGGTAAAAGAAACAATTTCATAATTCTTCTTAGACTTGCTATCATCTTCTTGATTATCTTGTACGCATTTGTTCTTGATTTCTACTTCATCCCAAACATAAGGACTGTAATGCTTTTCAACATATTTCTGTAAATCTAGATAATTCATCTTCATATGTGGGGGAACCGCTGGATAAATTGGGTTCATTACTTTAGGCTTTTGTTCTTCAGAATATTCATTCATAAACTTCATAATACTCTTGTAATTGTCATCATGTAATCTAACGGCCCGTCTGTAGTAATCCAAATCATTCATAATTTTGGACTTGTAAAGCTTTAGAAATCTGATAGGGCTCATCCACAACTGATTGATAGCAGAACAATACTCTGGCATTTGACCTACAAAACGACATAACAATGGTTTGGCAAATTTTTCTTCAAGAGGTTTAATTAATTCTTTTTTAGCAACATGAATAGCTGCTATCATCAAAATTGCTGTTGGAGCAAGCTCAAGCGGGCCCTTGCAGTTCAATCTGCAATCTAGTTTTTGGTCGTTTGTATATATCTTGCCTCTAATATTGTTGACGATACGGACAAAATCCTTGCGTACAGGCTTGGCAACAGGAGCTTTGTTCTTCAAGCTGGCTTTTATGCTTTTCATTAAATTATAAAACCTATTATTTTTCTTATCAAGCATATGTATTTTTTCTGTCAAGGGGAGGTCAACAGCACTTGTAACAACAAGGTCTTCCAAGTCCGCTACGAAATTAAGTGCACTGATATTTTGATTACTGTATTTCAAATATAATTCATGGACGTTTGTATTATCATCATACATCATGTTGTATCTGTAAACATTTAGAGGCCAACCCTTGTTTGGTATAAATGACAAACCTGCTTGTCCGCAAAATCTCGTGCCCCTACCAATTACCTGAGTTTGCTCTGCTTTTGTCACTAAAGGTTCCAATAAATGCATATATTTAACATCAAATACATCTATACCTTCTTTGAAACCAGGGTCGAGTACTATAATACGCATATTCTCGCCATTAACATTGACAGGACGTTCATTCATTCTGAGCATCATATTTTTCTTCAGTCTTACGGGAAGAGGCTTCTTATAGATTGTTGATGTAGTAAGAAGTCCAAAGGTTTTGTTCTTCTCCAATTTATCATTCTTTAATTGGAGACCATTATTATAAACTAGTGTGAACCCATTTGCAATGAGTGCGGATGAGACCATCTTAGCACCATTTACACCACCAACATCACTATAAATGATATGTTTAAAATATTTTCCATAGCTTTTTACATCTTCGTCGTCAAGCATTCTGATTTTTTCAAGGAGGGCATCAATCTTGGGGGACATAATTGGAATTTGAGATAAAACATAGTTTTTATCAAACTTGGGTGAATCAAACTTATGCTCTGGCTTCACATGAGCCCAAGAACTAGCATTTCTAATACACAAAGCCTCTTTGGGAATTTTATTCATATACTATGTTTCTATATTTAAGAAATATAATATATAGATACTATAACAATGATTTCTGAAACAGATGAATATAATGATCTTACCAATTTGGATTGCAGCAATATCCCCAAGTTTTCACTTAAATCTAATACATATCAGGCTAAAGTAGTGAGTGTATATGATGGTGACACAATCACAGTAGTTTTCAGGTTTGCTGACAAATATTACAAGTGGAGCTGTAGATTGAATAATATAGATACGCCTGAAATGAAATCCAAGATTGCTGCTGAAAAACAACAGGCTATCAAAGCAAGAGATTTTCTGCGAGAACAGATATTGGGAAAGATAGTTAAAATAACTTGCCAAGAGTTTGACAAGTATGGTAGACTTCTAGTCCTTGTTGATTTCAAAAATAGAAACATTAATGAACTCATGATTGATGCGGGCTTTGCCAAGTCTTATTCTGGTGGAACAAAAGAAGAATGGGATTTGTAATAAAAACATATAAACATTGGTATGATAATATATTGTATACCAAGTATAATGTCATTAAAAATCCTAGTAAATGATGAAACGACTGACAAAAATTCAGTGCATTCCTATTTAGAAACATACGAAGAGTTGTTTCATAAAAAACAAAATGAAAATATAAATATACTGGAAATAGGTGTATACCAGGGTGGTAGCATTAAACTATGGAAGGATTATTTCATCAATGGAACTGTATATGGTGTAGATATATGTGGAAACGAATATATGAGAGAAAGTGACATTGTGTCTCATGAACGTGTCAAACTTTATTTGAAATCAGATGCATACAGCGAAGAGTTTGTAAGGGAAAAACTGAGTTCCACAGCATTCGACTTTTTAGTTGACGACGGTCCTCATACATTGGAGAGCATGAAGTTTTTTATTAGACATTATTCTCCTTTACTAAAAGACGATGGTATTCTAATTATTGAAGACATCCAAGAGTATGATTGGATACAAGCATTACAGGATGCTACACCAGAACATTTGAAGCCATGTGTAAATATATATGATTTAAGACATGTTAAAAATAGATATGACGACATCATGTTTGTTATCAATAAATCTGTGTCTTTTTGAGATAATCATTTTTTCGTATGTAAAAAAAATATTACATAAAGATTAGATAGCATATTTATCATAATGATGCGATATATAGATAAAATATTATATGTTATATTATTGGCTAATACATTTCCATCATATTCGCAAGGTTTCGTGTATTCAATTGTCAAACCATTCAATGAATGGCATTGTATAGATTTTGTCAAGAATATTGACAAAAGCAAACCTCATGCATACAATGTGGGAGATTTGCCATTAGTGTCGTGGTTTGACAAATCAGGGGACACTTTCAGTACTGTAAACATTTGCAGTCATATGGGTTCTAAGTTAGATCATGGAACAGTAAAAGATGGTTGCTTAGTATGTCCTTATCATGGTCTGCAACATGACAATACAAAGGCTTTTGGAGAAACTATGATCTTTCAAGATAAGCTTTGGTGGAGCTACGAGCCCAAAAACAAAAGACCTCCTGCTGTACCATTCTATAACAATAAGAATTTTGAAACAGCTGAAATGACAATAGATATGGACGCAAACTTGCTTGACTGTGCCTACAATACCATGGATCTTAACCATCCTGCATTCGTTCATAATAATATGTTAGGATTTGGTAGCAATATTCCGCCAACCAATGTAAATACTGTTGAATATGCGAAAGATGACAAAGTGGGTTTGTCATTTACGTATAAGTCCAATTCGAACTTGGCGCATCTAAAACGTGAACTGAAAAAATCACAGAATTTTCATGTTTATGGTTATCCTTATAACACATGGTCTAGAGTATCTTTGCCAAACAATCAGCATCTTATCATCAATGTTGATTTGTTACCATTGGCACCAAATAAAACGCGCTGGTTTGTTACTATGAAATTCAATTATTGGAACAATGTGTTATTAGAGAAGGCATTGATGTATTTTGCAGCAAACTGTATACTATATCAAGATAAACATCAGATGGCTAGACAGGCAAAAGTGTCAGATCTGAAGGATTTAGTCATGTTCCAAACAGTATTACAAAATGAAGAGCACTTAGATAAGCTCAAGAATATGTTATCCAAATATGCATATCCTGACAAAAATAAGGTATTAGATTTGTACCAATATCATAAACAAAAACACCAAATATAATATACTAACGTCTTCTTTTTAATCACCAGAATTATTCTTCTGATTACATAAATAATATATTTATTATGCATAAAAATAAAAAGGTTTGAAGTATATCATTTGCATATACCTCTCTCACTATGATGTGTTATATTTTTCATTCAAATGAGGGTTTGTCTTAATTTTCTTTTTGATTTGGTCTAATAGATACTTCATCACTATCGTTTGCATTCTGTTTTCCTACCACAATATCCTTATAGAGCAATCCAGACTCTAGCTTGGTATATTCATCCAAATGTTTCTCAGTTCTATTGTATTTGGTACATAAACCCTTTGTATCATCTGCTACCGCGTGCGCTGCGTGCGCTGCGTGCGCTGCGTGCGCTGCGTGCGCTGTATTCAAGAAGGCTCCAAACGAAGCAATAGATGCCATGATTGATGCAGATTTTGCAGGTAGCTTGCAGATGTCGCGACGTTCCATTTCAGAACGCATATGATACAAACTTCTAGATGTGGTTCTAAGGCTCATAGAGGTCGCATATAATGCACTATTAAATGCATTGGTTGTTACAAGTGATGTAAGCACATTTAGCAAGAGAAAGGTAGTAGAAATCTTCATTTTATTATTATATACAGACCAGATCTTTAAGTAATTTTTCATTATGATATAAGAGTTGTATTCATAGTAATACGTAAATGAAGTATCTTATTTACTTTGTAGTAGGAGGCAAACCTGATTATGTACGACTGCTTGAGTTTTGTATCAACACAATAAAAAATTGTATTGATAATGATGTATTTGATATTTTGGTATTATGTGACAAAGACTATGTAGAATACATCAAACATTTACCTATAGAACATATTCATGTAACCGCAGACAATCCCACAACAGAACGTGTATCCACAAGAAAAATGGAAATTTTCAATTTCGATAAGATTTGCCAATACGAAAAGGTCCTATATTTGGATTGTGATATAGTTATATCAGGTAGCCTAATAGAAATCATGAATGATGTCACTGATAAAAACAAATTGTATGTATGCAATGAAAAACTTGGAAAAGATTATGATGCTAATGATAATGTATCCCAGTTCTTTTCAAGACAAGATAGGCCCTATACAGAACAAGATATTAAGTTTTTCAGAAACAATGAAATATACCCTTTCAATGCTGGCGAGTTTGCATTTTGCATTTCGGAAGAAATGAAATATCATTTCACTAATATTGTGTCTGAAATAGACAAATATTATGGAACACAATACTATTTTTACGAACAATGCTTTATGAATGATTATTTTAATAGAAAGAACCTAACAAACAATCTCTTGAATAAAAACTGTTATTTATGTGCTGTTGGAGGCTATATAACAGATAAAAAAACAATCAATCATTTCCTTAATTGTCAAGCTGACTATAATGCAAAGCTTAAATATATGCAGGAGTTTCACATGCATTCATCAATACCTCCTATCATCATTGATGGTCGTGAAGAATTGCACACGATTTTGCAATTGTCAGATAATCCAGTCATAGCAGAGATTGGTGTATTCAAGGGAGATTATGCAGAATATTTATTACAATATTTCAAACCAAAACAATTATTCTTGATAGATCCTTGGGAAAATACACCTATCTGCTCTGGAGACAAAAATGGAAACAATGTGGAATATTTCAATGGAGAATACCTTTATCAACATGTTAGTAATAAATACAAAATAAATCAAAATATCACAATTTTCAAAAAGGCCTCTTATGAAGTTGAAGACAATGATATTGCATTTCATACATTAGATATGGTATATATAGATGGGGACCATTCTTACAATGGTGTGAAAAGAGATTTGGGTATAGCAAAGAAATGGGTGAAAAAAGGTGGTTGGATATGCGGCCATGATTATTCAATGAACTATGAAAAAACAAAGAACCATTATGATTTTGGAGTCAAAAAAGCTGTTGATGAGTTCTGTTATGAAAACGGATACCATATTGCATATTTAGCAAATGACGGTTGCGTTTCATACGCTATTAGAAAATAGCTGTTTTCATTCAAATATATATGATGAACTATCATCCATATGTGTAAAACCTATCAAGTGCTCTAGTTCTATGTTTTCAGTATGCGCTACGGTGCTCTCTGCAGTTTTACATAAAATTATTAGCAATATGTATTAAAGACTCATAAACAAATATGATAGGTGTCATGAAGTGGTAATAGGGTTATTTTTAATGCATTATAAAGTATTAGCATAACTATTCACGAGAGTACATAATTGATTTTATTTTAGGTTTTCAAAAACTTTTTGGAATTTCTATTTTTTCTCTGTTATGTACTCTTTCTGTCGTACATTATATTTGTTGAATAATGATCTATTATTCAAGAAAAAATGAGAGCATATATGAAACAATATTTATCAACTGTTTGCCATGAATTTCTACGAAGTAATTGATAATGTCTTTGATAAACTTTACGAAAAGTATGGGCTCAATGATGATATTATTCAAAATAAACATGAGCTACTTCATGTGTACGAAAATGAAAATAGTTGGAGATGTACTGAAATATACAAGGCTATCAAACCTAAGCACTGGTATATAGATGAAAAAGGCTGTATAAAATCTGTTCCGTAATTATATTTGTTTCCTCCCCAATTAGTTCTTAACCATTATTTCACATTTTTCATCTAGGTATTTCTTGATACCATTTTCATGATCGCCTAAGAAAGACTTTTTATTGAGATCTATAACTGATTTGATCCATTCAGCTTCTTTCAATAGTCTATCATATTCTTCCATCTCTTCTGATGTGAGCGGTATATTTTCTTCATCTACAAAAACCATTCTAGGTATGTATATGACTGAAGCCCCTATTTGATTACAAAACTGCTTACGAGATATCGTAGGCAAATTTAGACGCAGATTGAACCCTGAGACACAACATAAGGTTGACAATAAAATGAACTTCAAAATATATTGCATACTATTTGTTATACACTTGCATAGAGCTTATATACTTATTTCTCTTTGGCAGGTGTAATGGTTATTGTTCTTCCAGTCTGATAGAGGACAAATATGACAAATGTCAAGTATACGTAAAAAGCATATATTTTAGGAAATAGAAGATATTACAAAAATAAAAAAGATTTGGTGTAATCTTTTACACAAAAATGATATTAAGAAACTTCATTTCTTTATTCTTCATGATTTTTTGGAGAATTGCTGGATGCATCCTATACAGGATGCTAAGTCATTAAGGATGACCATAATGACCTATGAATTTGATTGAGAGGGTTGCTGGATGCATCCTATACAGGATGCTAAGTCATTAAGGAGGACCATAATGACCTATGAATTT